CTTGGGCCTCGTTTGAATATGATCTGGTCTGACACGGCCTGCTACCTCAACCAGTGGACCGGCGACGCCTATGTCTATTCGACCGATCTGGTGGGTCGCAATTGCGGGCTAATTTCTCCGAACGCCGTCGTCACCATTGCGGGCGCGGCCTACTGGATGGGGTCGGATAATTTCTGGATGTATTCCGGCGCAGGCGTGCAGCCGATCCCGAACGTCGAGGACATCAGGCGCTATGTGTTTGACGACATCACCGACATCAACGGGTTTCAATGTCATATCGTTTATAACCCGAAGTTCAACGAGATTGAATTCCACTACACGCTAAGCGGAGACACGGCGGTTTCCCGCAGCGTCATCTACAGCCTCAGCGCGCAATGCTGGACGCCGAACCCGAGCACCAGAACCGGAGGAACTCATTTCCCGCAAGGCGACACGCGGCCCTATATCGCCGACGCCGATGGGTACATTTATCTGCACGAGGAAGGGGTCGACGACAACGGTGTGGCGCTTCCCTACAGCCTCACGCTTGCGCCATACGCGCTCGAAGAGGGCGGCAAGAATTATGATGTGATGGGCTTCCTGCTCGACACCTTCGAGCAAGCCGGAAACATCACGGTCACGTTCAATTCGTGGGACCGCTTGAGCGACCTGATCGTCCAGGATACGGAAACGGATGTCTTCACGCCGACGACCGGCTTTGTCGATGTCAGGATGTCCGGCCGGTACGTCGGCTTCACGATGGGGTCAACCGACATCGGCAGTTACTTCCGTCTCGGCAAGCCGGTGGCGTTTGCCAATCCAACGGGGACCAGATCATGAGGCCAGTGACACTTAGCTCGCCAGCGTCGAACAGGCAGGAAGATATCATCGCTTGGCTGGTGCAGGCGGTGCGCACGATCGAACAGGCATCCAGAGACGACCGCGCCGCGATAGCCGACAGCTACACGCAAACCGGAACCAACACAGTAACGAGGGTCATCAATGTCACGTCGCCGACGACGGCGAACGTCGCCGCAGTCCTTGCCACATTCCTCAACGACACCAAAAATCGAGGTGTCAATCGTACCGCCCCAACCTGATGCGGTAGAGATCAGGTACGCGTCGACCGACGACGAGGTGATTGCGATCCACCGGTTTTTGCTGGTGGTGGCTGTTCCCGCGATGCGGTGCCCGGTCGATCCGGTCAAGAGCCTGCACGAGATCATTCGCGTTGCACAGTACGAAGCCGCGATCATGGCGATCCAGAACGGGATGCTTGTCGGGACGATGGGTTTGATGAAAGCCAATTGGTGGTATGGCGACGGATCGTTTCTGACGGATCGCTGGCATTTTTGTCTGCCGCAATTCTGGCACGGCGCGGTCAATGACGCGCTGATCAACGAAGCGAAACAAATCGCGGGCGCGGCAAATCTTGAATTTATTCATCAGGGCAAAATCCGCCCGGCACGAAACGGCATGACGATGATGATGCCGAGAGTTTACGAAGGAACCTAGACCATGTGTTTCGGTATGCAACCTCAGTCGACTACAACCACTAATGGCAACAGTTCTAGCGTCGGAACGCTCAACACGGCGTCGACTGCTAATCCTGCGGTGCAGAATGCTGCGCTCGGCAATCTCAATTATGCGACAGCGGTTCGCGATGGTGGGTTTCAGGGTTACAATGGCCAGCAGGTCGCGAACATCAACCCGACGCAGCAACAGACGATCAACAATGCGAGCGATATTGCCAGCGGCCCGAGCAACCTTGCATCGAATAACCTGATCGGGCGGTACGCGAACGCTGGGCCGCAGAGCGTGCAGGCGAGCACCATCGCCGATAACATGTCGCCGTATATGTCTCAATACGTCGAGCGGGCGCTTGCGCCGCAGCTTCGGCAGATGGACATTTCCAACGCTGCCACCAACCAACAGACCGACGCACTTGCAACATCGCGTGGAGCTTTTGGAGATGCGCGTCAAGGCGTCCAACAGTCGAACAATAGTTTTAACCAAGCGGTGCAGCGCGAGGGCGTGATCGGCAATGCCTATGATCGGGCATTCACTCAGGCGATTGGCGCGGGCTCAACGGACGCTTCCAACAATCTCGCGGCGCAGAATGCCAATGCGGGATACAACGAGACGGCGCTGTCTCGCGCGCTTGGCGGCTCGAATGCGTTGCAGAGCACAGCCGCCAACCAGATGAACTTGAACAAGGACGCTAATTCGCTCGCCCAGCAGGACACCGCGAACAACCAGGCTAATTTGACTGCGCGATACAATCAATGGTTGCTGCAACAGCAATACCCGTTCCAGACGACGGGACTGGTGAATTCCACCACCGGCGTTGCGGCAAATGCCGTGCCTGCGTCGACAGCCAGCAACACGACGAACAACCAGACGGCTTCGGGCGTGAGCAACAAGTCGGCAGTCGATAATTCTGGCTTGAGCCTTCTGGGGTCACTCGGCGGCGCTCTACTCAGCGGCGGCAACTTAGGCGGCCTTTTCGGTAATGGCAGCGGCGGCATCACTTATGGCGGTCCGAACGGACCCACTGCGTTCATTTAAGGAAAACCAAAATGGGGCTCTTAGATTGGCTGACGTCGGACATCGGTAGCGGTTCGACCGGTACTGGCATTGGAGGAAATCCGATGCCGGGTTTCGACGGTGGCTCGGCCACTCCCGCTGCGCCCGCGCCAGTGCCGGGGCAGCGCAGCTTTAACATTTCTCCGAACATCTTGCAGCGGGGCATGCAAGGTCTTGCGGGTGGCTTGGAAACGACGAAGGCCGGCATGGGTCCGGGCGAGGCGTTTGCACAGGGCCTCGGTGGTGCGCTCAAGGGCGGTGCTGCCTACGACAAGGATAAATTGGACCGCGAGCTCAAAGTTCGTGCGCTGGAGAATTCGGAAAACGACACGCAAGGAACGCTCGACTATCATAACCGAACGCTAAGTCTCCAAGAGAAAAAGGATAAGCGCGAGGCTGATCAGTTGGTAGAGCAAAGCAAAGCCGCCGCTGATTTCTCGTCAAGAATTGGCGGGATGCTTGGGACGGGCGGGCCGGCGAACCTGCCGCCGGCTTCGGGACCATCCGCGGCCCCGCGCGCGCCAGTCGCCCCATCGGCAAAAGTGTGGGGTGATGATGAGGCCGTTGCGGCTGGGCTGTACGATCCGCCGGCTACCCCCGGCGCGCGACCGCCCGTGCAGGGAGCAGGGACGCCTCCGATGCCACCTCCCGTTCCTGTGTCGCAGCCCGGCGCCGACGCACTTCCTCCAAACGCCACGCCGACGGCTGGGACCGGGATGCCGGGACCTATGACCCCGCCACCGGCACCGACGATGACTCCCGCGGTGCCAGTGGTTCCGGGCGCGGCGCCGGTGGCTCCGACGGGAGCCCCGGCCGCCGCTGCCCCGCCACAGCAACTCACGATTGGCGCGCAGCACGTCCCGGTTCTGATCGGCGCGCTATCGAATCCGAATCTCCCGGCCGGGCAGAAGGAAGTCGCCAAGACGCTTCTGACCGAAGCCTTCAAGAATATGAAGGAGCCGGAGAAAATCCAGACGCTGCGCGCGCTCCACGCCGATCCGTCGTTGCTAGAGGTTGAAAAGCAGCTTCGATCGGCCGGAAAGACCGAGGTCAATATCGATCAGAAGTCCGAGAGCGAGTTTGCCAAACAGGCAGGCGGCACGGTCGCAAAACGCTTTGAAAAGCTGAGCGAAGAAGGGCAGAACGCGACGCAAGATATAGCATTGCTCGGCCAGCTTCGCGATCTTGGCGCGGTCGTCAAGACTGGCGCTCCGGCGGCGATCCAAGGCTGGCTCGCCGAGCGCGGAATCAAGGTTGGCAATAATGTCTCCGCAGTCGAGGCATATTCGAGCATCATTGACAAGTTGACGCCGCAGCAACGCATACCTGGGTCAGGGGCCACTTCTGATTATGAAGGCCGGATGTTCAAGAACAGTTTGCCAAAGCTGATCAATACGCCGGAGGGCAACTCGATCATCGAGAACACGTTGGCGGGTCTTTCTCAATATAAAATGGATCGCGCGGCTATCGCGGAGAAAGCGTTAACGCGAGAGATCACGCCTGCGGAAGCCCTGAAGCAAATTCGGGAAATGCCAAGCCCGTATGAGTCGTTCAACAAGTTCGCAAAGAACGGGTTTAAGGCCGATCCGAACAATCCGGATTCCGCGAAGCCGCCGGAGAAAGCGGCCGATCCAAACGCGGCGAAAGTCGTCCCGAGCACCAAAATTGAAATCGACCAGTCACTTGCCAATGCGCGGGCGGCCATTGCCACCAATCCGGGGGCGCGATCCGGGATCGAGCGGAAACTTAGAGACGCCGGGATCGACCCCAGTGGGCTTTGAGACCATCGGCATCCCAGCGCGGACCCAGCGGAAGATGTCGATGAGCCGGATGCGCGGCTCTTTCTTCGGCTTCGGAGGGAGCGGCGGGTCTATGCCTAGCCGGCGGCGGCGCCACGCGCGGATGTCGGTGAACCCTTGCTCGGCGCCGAGAAAAATCAACGTGAAGACGAGAGCGAAGAAAAAGCCAGCAGCAATGACAAATCCGACCTGTTTCTGTCCGTCTCGCTCCATGTCGCCAAAAATGACAATCACTGCCGCAAATGCAGCAATCTGAATTGAGCAGAGAAATAGGTGCCGCATGGCCGCATTGACCTTTGACGAATTCGGAACGACGCCCGGTGGCGTTCCCGTCGGTGCGAACGGCCTGCCGCGCGTCGAAATCAGCGGCGCAGAGCCGAAGGAAGAAAAAGCCAACCCCAAAAACGTTTTGACGTTCGATGAATTTAATCCAAGCCGTTGGGGCGATAAAGCCATTAAAACCGCGAAAGATATCGGGAAATCTGCGCTTTCGGGCATTGACAAAGGCATCAGCGGACTGGCGGGGCTCCCTGCTGATACCGCTCTGAACGTGGACAGCTTTGTAAGAAAGGGGAAGTCCTGGGCGCAGGGCCGCCCCATTGAGGATATCAACGAAGAAGAAGAGCGCAACGGCATCGTTTCTCGCAAGAAGGTCGAAGACTTTCTTCAGCCTTATACGTCGAAGTCTCTTCATGAAAATTCGGGCTTAGCGCACACGCCCGAAACCGAAGCCGGGAAATGGGTTGAGGCCGGCACCGAGTTCGTGCCGAGCGTGGTGTTGCCGGCGGCGGCCGCCGGCCGCGTCGCGCGCGCGGGCGAAATAATCGGAATGGGTGTGGCCCCCGGCGTGGCATCGGAAGCGGCAGGTCGGGCAACCGAGGGATCGGCGCTTGAACCGTGGGCCCGCGGCGCTGCCGCGCTTGTCACCGGCGGCGCTGGCGCAATCGCCTCGGCGCCGAGCACCGCCGGTCGAGCCGTCTCGCGGGCCACGCATGGCGCAACCCCGGCCCAAATCGACGAGGCCGAGCAGCTTTTCCAGTCCGCCCAGCAGCAGGGCATGCCGCTGACCCGTGCGGAAGCGGTCCAGCACGTCACGAACGGCGGGACGAATCTGGGGAACCTGCAACGGGTCGTCGAGGGCTCCGGTGAACTGCGGCCAATGATGTCGCAGCGGCCCGGGCAGGTTGACGCCGCGGCGCGCCGGGAATTCGACAATCTGGCGCCGGCGTCGCCGAGTCCGTCGGCAATTGGTGAGGATGTCAGTGTCGCGGCGCGCGGTGCTGTCGCCGAAACGCCGCAGGGCCGGGCGTTGTCGGATTCGGTATATCAGGCTGGACCACGGGTTTCGCCTGCCGATGCGGGATCCACGATCCAATCGGAACTTGCTCGCGTTGGCGATAAGCGAGAGTCGATGCGGTCGGCGCTTGCTGATCATGACTATTCGGCGGCCCGCAACGCTCCGGCTACAATCCCGGTCAACGGCGGGCATCGCGTTACGGATGTCACCAAGCATTATCTTGACCGACCTGACATCCCAATCATATTGGATCCAGCCGAGCGGTCGGCTGCTCAGAAGAACTGGTTTAGCGAAAACAATCCAACGTCGCGCACGGCGATCGTTGGAGAGCGCCCGACGGAGTTTGCTCAAGTCGATGCGAGTTCAGTCGTTGCTCATATTGATAGTGCGTTGGAAAGTGCCAAGGGGGCAGTTAGGCAAGGTCTAACGGCGGCGCGATCGGCCTTGATGAATTCAGAGGGCGCGGTCGACCATACCGTGCAGGGCCTTCACAATTCGAGAAAAGCCATCGACGACTTGATCACCCAGGCCAAAAACGCTGGTGCCAAGAATACTGTCACGGAACTCATGGGGGCCAAGAGCGTGCTGGACACCGCTCTTGAAAAGGTCCCCGCCTATGGCGACGCCGTGCGAAATTTCAAAGCCGCCAGCGAGCCCTTGTCCTCATTTGAAAGCGGTCGCGCTCCGGGCCGTATCGTTGAGCGCGATCAGTTCAACCAGCGTTTTGAAATGACGCCCGACAAGGTGGCGGATACGATCCAGCGCGGGGGACGCTCGGCCGCCCGTGACTTCAATCAAGTTGCGACACCGGCTGCCCGCGAGGCTTTTGAGCAACATTTAATTACACAGACATTGGAGAAGGCGCGCGGCCAAGGCGGCGAGATTTCCGCGGAATCCATCCGCAAAGCAATACGCAAGAACGAAGACGTGATCGGTGAATTTCCGGGAGTGCGCGATCGCCTTGATGCTGTTGCGCGCGCCCGCGATGCGCTTGAGCCTGTTTTGGCGACGCCCATCGGCAAGTTGGCTCAACGCGACCCGACGACAAAGAAAGCCATCAACGTGCTTTTCCCGGAAAATCCGCTGCCGAATAGTCAGCGGGAGGTGGGTAACGCGGTTCGGGACGTGGCTCGGCGCAACCGGCCGGCCGCGACCGCTTTGGTGCGCGCGCATACTGAGATGGTTTTCAACGAGGCCACCAGTCGCCTTCAAACCGGTGCCAACGAGTTCGCTGGCGCCGGGTTTGCGGCCGCGCTTCGCGGTAATAAGCAGCAGGCGGCGAACCTTGAAGCGGCAATCACCGGTTTGCAGGGTCGACAGACCTTTGAAGGATTTGACCGGTTCTTGGACGTGCTGGAAGCGCAAGGCGCGCGCCAGCGCATCGGATCCCAGACTGCGTTCAATCAGGAAGTTCAACAGTCCTTGAAGCAGGGCGGCACGGTCGGGGAGGCGCTGTCAGCCGTCGCGTCTGGCGGTGTGAAGCTCCCGGCCAAAATCACCCAGCGGATCGAACAATGGCGGATGGGCGGCAACGTCCGCGAGATTGCTGACATTCTCACGAACCCGCAGGGAGCGGACCTGTTCCGGCGGCTCGCGACCGCGCCGCCGGATTCGGCGCTCGCCGCTCGGATCGTTGGACGGCTGACTTATTTGGCCGGACGCAGCTCGCAAGACGGCAAAGGTGAGAAGTGAGCAAAGAACTGGGACTGCGCGATCATCTGGCGGCGGCCGGCATCTATCACGCGGCGCTGCACGAAGGGGATATGACCCGCGCGGAAGCAATGATGCTGAACGGACACGACCATATTTCGGCCCTCACGCGCGCGGCGATCCTCAACTCGCTAGAGCAGGGCGACCTCACGCTGGCTGAAATCGAAACCATCTTCGGCGAAGGAGTCCTACACCATGTTTACGACCAGCCAGTATCAGGAAGCAGCGAAGCTGCTGAAAACGAGAGCGTCGAAGAGCAAGGACCAGATGCAGAAGACGGCGGCGCTGAAGAAGGCGACGACGTTCGCGGCGTTGGCGAAGATCACGACGAAGGCGACGCCGGACCCGTCGCCGACGCCGAAAGTGAAGGTGTCGAATCCGCCGAAGACGAAGTGGGAGCTGCCGCCAAGTCCAAAATAGAGAGGCTAACCAATCTGATCGATCTTGTCGTCAAGGAACTGCGCGAGATCGTCAGCGAGCCTGCCGAAGAGAAGGTCGAGAATGGAGACGGCAGTCGTTCCGCCCCGGTCGTAGTTGTGTCCTCCGATGACATTGCCCGCGCGGCCGAGCGGATCGACGGTGAAGCGACGGAGGCCCAAAGGGTCGCTGGAAATTATCGAAAGGCGCATGTGCAATTCGACGGTTTTGATCTCACTATTGAAACGCCCAGAGGCGGCATCCGGACCGGCAAGCGCGAAGACGGCAGCGAGTGGAAGGTTAAAATGCCCGCCGCCTACGGATACCTGAAGCGCACGGCCGGCGCCGACGATGAACAGGTTGATATCTTCCTCGTCGACCACGCCTCGCCGGGTCGGGTTTTTGCGATCGACCAAATCGACCCCGAGACTGGTATGTTCGACGAACACAAAATAGTTCTAGGCGCGCGATCGGAGAGAGAAGCACGCCATATCTACGGGCGGGCCTTCTCTGATGGATCTGGACCGACGCGCATCGGCACACTGACGCAAATGACGTCTGACGAATTGCGGGAATGGCTACAGTCGGATGGCGGCAAAAAGCCGATTGGAGATTTGCCGCAGCCCTACGAGGCTAGACGTCAGTCAAATCTTTGATGATATCGGGAAGCTTCTTCTCCAGTTCGAGAAGGGTTTCGGCTTCGGTCACAAGCCCCGGAAGGTCTGGGCTCGTAGCGACCCAGACTTTTGCTTCGTCGTCGAAAAATTTATCGATGCGAGGTTCCGTCATTTGGTCTCGCTCTGACGTTCGATGAAGTAGATTTCGACACCGCAAAAGGCGCCAACCAGTACAAGCGCAACAAATGGTGCTAGAGCAGCAAGCGCTGGTAAGGAGAAAGTCATCGCTTGCCGAAATGCCAAGAAATGTCGGACGTTTTAATTGTGTAGGATTGCACGCCGGGATGCTTGGGAGTGCTGGTGCGCCAAACAGTGAAGCGGGCCAGACAGTAAAGAACTGCCAAGCCCACAAACGGCATGCCGAACGCGATCAATTGGTGTGCTAGCTTCATGACGACGCTCCGAATACGCTCTGGCCTATCAAATGTAAGCAGACGCCCATGAATAGGCAAATAATAGAGCCTGCGACAATTAGGGTGGGGTCCGTTCCTTCAAAAATCTTGCTGTAAAGGAACGTCGCCAAGGGGCCTAATATCCCTGTCGTAAGGAAGCCAGCTCCGACCATGTTGAGAAAGCTGGCGACCAGTTTCTTTCGCTCGTCGTCAGGGTTCATGCCTTTTTTCGGGCCTTCTCAATGGCTTGCTCCACCAGCCTCCGGATAGCCTCGGGACGACCGGGGAGGTCCTCTTGGGTTCGGCGCCAGGGCGAGGCGTGGAAGGTACGTCAAGGCAGTCAAGGCAACGGAGAGGGAGGCGTATCGCGCCTCCCTTTTCATTTTGGAGAAGATGAGAATGACTAGTTTTTCGTTGGCGATGGACCTTCTGAAACCGTGGGAAGAAGGTCAGTGCACAATCTACGTAAAATGGATAACTCGACCGCAAATACCAGATCAAGGTTTCCAAGCTTCATCGCAACAAACGCTTCTTGATTTGTGCGACCCGGCGAAAATCCCATCGATATCACCGGAATTGGATCGGAACGAAGGGTCTCTGACTTTTCAAGTTTCGGTGTCTGAGTGGCAGCATGCTTCTCAGCTTCAAGAATGATGCGGGACGCTAGCCGACTAAACTCTTGATTGGCGATAGCCACTCCTAAGGGGCCGTCGTCCATATTGAATACTAGGCCGGTGTGGGTGTCATTTATGGGCTGAACTGCCCACCCCTTGCTGGTCTTTAGATTGAGCTTCAGTTCCTCCGCCATTTTCCCCTCCCATTTAATTTAGGGGATCGAACCACCTCTGCGCGAACGAGTCCATCGGCGCAGTTCAAAAATATTGGAGAAAGACATGACGACCAAGAACTCTAAATTTGAAAAAGCAGCGTCGAGCGCCGCAACGAAGAGCAATACTACCCACGGCGCGGCAGCCAAGGCTGAGATGCGACAAATGGAGCGTGAAGCGGCGCAACAGAAGCGTCCGGCTCCGAAGCGCACGTCGAAGTAACGCCACAAGCCTTTCCAGTCGAAATGCTTGAACTGCTCGCACCGACGCTCTTCCGGGCGTTCGCCTTCGCTTGCGTATTCGGCGCGGCGTTGTGGCTTTTATTGCATTAGGAGAAACGGATGCTCGACCTTCATGGCATTTCGCAGGAATCATTTGACCTTATCGTTGGGTTCGAGGTTTCCAGTCGTGCGGCTTACGAGAAAACCTATCGACGGCCGGAGAGGCCTGGAGGGGCGTCCGGCATCACGGTCGGTATAGGGTACGACTGCGGCTATAGCACCGCTGCTGTGATCCGGCAGGACTGGGCAGGCAAGATCCCCGACGCAATGGTGAACGTCCTTTGCAGTGTTGCTGGCCTTACCGGCGACCGCGCCCAGGCTCAGCTTGCCCGCGTCCGGCCGCTCGTTGACGTGCCGTGGGGCGCTGCGCTTGACGTTTTCAGCAACGTCTCGATTCCGAAGTATCTGCGATCGACGGTCGGGGGTCTCTCTAACTTTGATGAACTGTCGCCAACCTGCAAGGGCGTTCTGCTGTCACTGGTTTACAATCGAGGGGCTTCCTTCTCTGCGACCGGCGACCGCTACCGCGAGATGCGGAATATCAGGGATCTGATGGCCGCTAAGAAGTTTGCCGGAATACCGGCTGAGCTTCGCAGCATGAAACGGCTTTGGACAACGCCTAGCGTTCGAGGCGTTGCCATCCGACGCGAGCAGGAAGCCCGCATGTTTGAACAGGGACTCGCTTAAAATTTACCTCACTCAATTGGAGAATATTGTGGCTGTACCCTCTCAAGATCAAGTCGTTGCTCAAATTCGCCTCATCATCCCGGCGCTTGGAATAATTGTCTCGGCATTCGGCATTTCGTCAACTTCGGTTGATCACTATTCGCAGGCAATTCTGGTTGCTGCTGGTCCGATCGCTTATCTCATCACGGCCATCTGGTCGCTGTACGCAAATTCTCGCGCGTCGATCATGGCGTCTGCGGCAAAGCCCGTCGATGCGAATACTCCGGCGCCCCAGATTATCCTTCCCAAGGAGGAATCGGCTCTGGCCGCGACTCTTCCAGACAACGTTACAACCCAGTGAAAGGACCTCCCATGCGCAAGATCATTCTTGCTCTAACGCTGACGCTCGCCCTCGGCGGCTGCGCCAGCTTGAATCAACTAGGCGAGAAGGTGCTTAACCTTCCGGCCGGATCGCTCACGACGACGATCAGCAATCCGGTTGCCCCGGTTAACATCTACCAGGCGAAAACGGTCTATGCCGCCACGCTGGAACTTGCGAACACTTACCGGGATTATTGCTACGGCAGACCATTCGCTGCGCTGATGGCCGATCCGGTAGCGAAGCCGGTCTGCAAGAGCCGCAGGAAGATCGTTCTTGCAATGCAGGCGGCAGACGACAAGGCGTTCGCCGCGATCAAAACGGCAGACAACTTTGTCCGCAGCAATCCAACTCTGGACGCTACCGGCGCGATCCGCGCGGCGATTGCGGCTGTGACTGAGTTCCAGAATATCGCAACCACAACTGCCAAATCCATCAACTAGGAGCGACCACAATGGCTGATTTCAAAAGTCTGCTCAGCGCAGTCACAACCGCTCTTGGTGCCATCAGCGCTGCCGGTAATCTTCCGGGCGTAAATCTGATCCCATATGTCAGCACTGTCGCGAGCGCGGCAGGCCTCTTGCAGTTCGCCATCGAGAAGGGGATGAACGTAGCCGACGATATCGCGGCGCTCAAGGATACGTTCTCGAACGGCCTCCCGACGCAAGACAAGATCGACGCACTCGACGCTCGAATTGAGGCTCTGCGTACCAAACTACACGCGCCGCTTCCTCCGAAGGAAGATGGCGAGGACGAGTAAATCAGGAGGCTATTAGCGTTCGACTGTCTGGGAATGGTTCCTAGCGGACAAGGGTAAGAGGCTAGGAATGGGGAATGCCAAGTGGATATTTTACAGGAGTTCCTGAAGGCGTGGGGGCCTCCGGGTCTGATCGCCGTGATCCTATGGATTTTTCTTTATAAGTCGGAGCGACGTGAGGAAAAAAAAGACGCCCGAATTCAGATGTTGGAAAATCAGCTTCGCGAAAGTTACGACGAGAGGATAGAAGCGGCCGACAGAATAGGCGAAGCCATCCACGGCAGCGCTATTGCGGCTAACAACGCTGCGAGAGCGCTTGAAAGCCTAGCCGCGGAAGTCAGGTCAAAATGATGAACGCAATAGTGAACCAGTTCCGCAGGATTTATTCCGACTACGGGCAGAACGATAAAGACTTCACCGATCAGGAAACAAAGCTGCGTGAAGCCAGGACCAAACTTGCGAATGCAACACAAGAGTTGATCAAGTCGTCCATGCGATTGAACGATGTCGTTCTTGCTCACGGATTTGATCTTGATAAAGGTGAAATTCACTGACTATGGGCAACAAGAGCGACTTAAACGTCTCCCTTAGAGAGCACTTCGAGGCACTGCTAGACGCCAATGATCGCCGCTACGCCGAAGTAAACACAGAGCGCGAGAAGGCGCTAAAGATCAAGGAAACGGCAGACCTCGCAGCCCTCCAACTAGCGAGAGAGATTCAATCCTATAAGGACGAAAAAGCCAACCAACTGCGCGAACAGATCAACAGCGAACGCGGGCTTTACGCGACCAACAAGGATATTGAACCCCTGAAGACCTACATGGCCGGGCAGACCGGCCGCGGTCTCGGGATGAATGCGCTGTTCGGATGGGCCATGGCTATCCTGATGCTCGGCGTTGCTATAGCTGCCGTATATGTACGGCGCTAACTGTGCCATCCGCTGTCTTCGAAGCCGAATGCCTCGCCACCACCAAGCTATCAGACGGCAACGAGATGGCCCTGATAATGCATGGCGGCGAAAGCGTCATAAGCAGTCTGCATCATTCGAGCGGGATACTGGTGCGCGGCAAGTTTTATCGCGTCACGTTCGAAGAAATTCCACCACCAATCACGGCGATGTCGCCATGAGCATCACAAGCTAGAAGGAAATGGTTAGTCGTGACGGACGAAGAAAGACGAAGGAGGGCTGCGGAGCGGGCGCGTATCCAGCGAGCTAAAGACCCGGATAAGGCTCGGGCTAGTTGGCGAAAATGGGCTGCTGCTAATCCTGAAAAAGTCAAAAATGCGAAAAGGCGTAAGCAGAGTTCAGAATGGTCTGCGGCTCGACCTTGGAAACGTCGGGAATATAAATTTGGTCTGTCTCAAGAGGCTTTCGACGCCATACTTCAAACTCAGAAGTTTGTTTGCGCATCTTGTAAAACGGATTTGAGGGTTATCCAAAGTAAAAATGTTCACGTCGATCACTGCCATGCCACAAAACGAATACGCGGCATTCTTTGTCATTCCTGCAATACATCGCTTGGATTGATGAAGGAGGATTCGAATCTTCTTCTGGGACTTATCTCTTACATTGAGGGCTTCAAATGACCGGATGTTTCTCGCTAGGCTGGATTGAACAGCTTTGTATCTGGCTGATTATGGTGATCGCACTAGTGGCGATTATCAAGTTGTTGGTGCCGTATCTCACTGGATTGATTGGTGTCCCGATCGTGGCCCAAATCATCAACATCGTACTGTGGGCGGTCGTCGCCATTATGTGCGTCTATGTCATCTTTGCGCTCATCGCATGTTTGATCGGCTCCGGCGGTGGCCTGATGCACTTTCCCCGCTGAGTCTCAGGTCGATCCATTGCCACCAATGCCTCCGGCTCCGCCGAGCATTTGTAGAGGATGTTGAGATGCAAAAGCGCTGGTATCACCATTTCATCCCGGACTACGAGGTCCTATGCCGGATGGAATCTATCGAGAGAAAAATGGACCTTATCATCGAAAATCAGGAGAATATTATGGCTACACTCGACGAAGTTCTAAAAGACGTGACCGATGAAGCGACGGCAATCGACGGCATCTCAACTCTGATTGCCGGACTGAAGCAGCAGCTTGCAGACGCGCTTTCTGGCGCAACGCTTCCCCCGGCCACGCAAGCCAAGGTGGACGCTATCTTCGCACAGGCGGAAGCCAACAAGGCGAAGATAGCGACGGCACTGGAGCCCAATCCTACCGCCACACCCTAACCACTACCGGGCGCGAGCATCACCGCGCCCACTTTTCCTTCCATTGCATCACGAGGAAACATGCTCCGCATCATTCTAGCGGTCGCCGTGCTATGCGCGCTGACCATCAACGCCGAGGCCCGCAAGCGAACCATCGTGGTTGATCCTATGTGCAACATTACAATGCCATGCGAGGGTGTAACGACATCTCCCCGAGGCGAGCTGGTCGTCAAGGCCATGGGAGGTTTCGGGACCGCTCAGAAGGTCTATAAGCCGCGCGCTGAAGTCATCGGGGGCAGGCCAAGCGGTTGCCCCAGAGCGTTCTGCGGCTGCGGCGCAAGCCTTCAGGTATTCGGCAAGATCATCCCGGCTCTAAATCTGGCGGACAATTGGCTGCGTTTCCCTAGAGCTGCGCCAGCGCCGGGGATGGTTGCAGCTCGACACGGGCATGTGTTCGTTTTGAAAGAGCATCTGGGCGGCAATGTCTGGTTAGCACACGATAGTAATTCGGGCCGACACCTCACGCGCCTGCATCCTCGATCGATCGCAGGCTACTCAATCGTCAATCCTCATTCCTGAATCCGCCGGGGATGCCTTCTCCTGCGGTAGTTGAGCCGAGTTCTTAGCCACTCTGTTCAATGCCCTCCCTAGCCTTGGGCCGCGCTCATTCCTTCGGGAGTGGCGCGGCCTCTTTTTCTTTAGGAGGAAACAGGTAGTGAAACATCTTCAGAGCCGGTTCTATATCACCCGGAAGTTTGCGGAGTTCCTGTTCAAACTCTTCCGGGGTGAGCGCCCGAGCAATTGGCTTCTGTTCTGGCATTAGTTTCATTCCTGTTTTATGACGGTTTAGCCCACGGCTCCCATTCCTCAAAGAACATGAAGCCGCATTGAGAACAGCGCGATCCAATCCAGCCGAAGCCCTTGTGCGGCACTTTCAAGGCTTCGTGTTCGGCCTCGCATACCCGCCGTTCGTCCAGCCGTTGTTGTAACTGTTCATCGGTCATTGTGTCGCTGCTCAAAACCTCGGTCCCAACCACCAGCGCCGCAACTTGCGGCGAAGCCTATCGAAAATTGTAAACACCATAGCTGCTGTTCCTGCTCAAGAACGCTGTAGTGCGACAATATTGTCCATCCGAATAACAGCCAAAGCGGCCTTCGCCTGCTTAGTCCATTCCTTGTTTTCGGCTATTTCGTAAATGTCCGCATATCTCATCCCGTGTTCCTTGTGCAGATACTCGACCAAAGCCATGCCGGCGCCGCACCAATAGCTTTCTTTGGCGCGCAGGCGGTTATAATCGTCGAACACCTTTTGGATTTCCTCGTCGGTCATGCGTGGCATGTGCTATCCTCGGTCAGGATCGGATACGCTTCAAATCTTCAGCGTAGTTATCGACTGTGCTTGAATTGTACACATGGTCTGCGACATCCGCCGCCCATTCAGAGGCCTCTTCAAATGTCGGGAACGTCCGGTTAGGCACGCCACCCCCAAAGGACACCTCAAAACCTTTCAGGGTATCGGGGTTGCCCTCGGTGTACTCCGCTGAAATTACTGCAATCGTTTGGTCACTGCTCGGCATCAGCTTGCTCCATTCGTTACCGGGTGACTATGCAGTGGGTGGGAGTTCACGGCGGTCCCTGCATAGCCATCTGCCCATCCGCCGTAGTCCGAGGGCGTCAACTTTCGCTACTGATGAATGGTTAGGTGGTGCATCGCCTAATCATTTTTCACTTTTTGGATACTGACCTTCAGCATCTCGCTGCGCCCATCCGCCGAGATCAGGGCGAAATTCCCAAAAGTCAGAGTTGACAGCCAGCACCCCCAAAATATCGAAATCCCTTTTCGCCGTCGCCGTTCTAATCAGGTAGCGCCCATCCGGTAGAACCTCGGCGGGAACGTGTCGGCGCCTGTCTCTTCCGAAACCGCCGATGGTTTCTGGCGGTTCTGGCAGAAGCGTTGCTTTATTGCGTTCTCCGGTCATCGTGCCTATCCCTCTCCGTCACCCTTTGCCCGCCGCGCTTTAGGATTCCGCTCGTGATAATCAAAGGAGCACGGCCCTCCTGCAAGTTTGCACTCCATCATACGCTGCTTTGTTGGTTCTGGGCCTGTGCCGGGGTCGCAAGGACAAGACGGCATCCGCTCAAATGGCATATTGACAATATCTTCGCTCATGTTCCGTCTCCATTCGTCAAAGCGCTACTCATTACCGCGATTGTCTCCGCAATCTTCTGGACAAGATCAGAAGCGGCCACGGGATCGACGGCGAGGTTGTTATCTCGGCACCAATTCCGAAAAATCTTGCGCCCGATTTCAATGTCTTGCCTGGTCGGTTTGGGAGGCATCAGAGGTTCCTACTGATGACGGTTGATGCGCTTCAGGTGGTCAATGATCGGTTGGGCTCGCTCTTGGGCCGTGTGCTGTCGCCAAAGTTTCAAGCCGGCACGCTTAACCAGCACTTCGCGGCCATCCAACTCCACAATTTTGCAGTATGCCCCGGCATCATGGTTATAGCCGAGGCTTTCCACTACCTTGCAGAAGGCCAGTCGCCCATCATCACGGATCACATTTATCTTGCCGCTCATGCCGCGCCCTTTCCGTCACCCTTTGTGGCTACTGAATAGTGATGTGGCCGGCGAGTATCCAGACCGCGAAGGCGGCGCATATTCCGAGATAAATTTTTACTGCCGGGTTCAATCTGATCCACCAGTTTCTCATGGGGTCTCTCCGTTGCCCTTTGGGAATGGTTATGCCGCCAAAATTTGTTGTAGTTCGCGCGTTGTGGCGGCCATGCAGACTACCAGTAGCGGCGGCGGGTCCGGTCGGTTCAAGTTCTCTATTTGCTCGATCAGAAGGCTCGCCCGGAATGTAATCGCAAAATTGCCCATGTGCTTCGTCCGAAGCGCGATCAGAGGCGGGATAAGTGGGTTGACCTGATTTTTCTTTTCGGCGCGCGGCGGCATCATCGCTGCTTTCGCCCCGATCTTCTTGGCTCGTCGGATGAAGGCCAACAGATCCGGCTCGGGCCGGAACATCTCGGCGCCATCAATTCGGAGGTGGGAGAAGCGATGATGGGTTTCAAACTCTCCGGCCACCGATCCCGGAACTATCGCCAGAATCTTTAGATCCGGCCACGTTTTCCGGTGCTGTCTGATCCTTGTCCTTGGCTTGGCAGTCATGCCGATTTTAATGCGGTCTCCCAAATGAAGGAAGTAAGTCCACCCATGAACATCCGGGGAACGCTCCCGTGTCAGTTCTGTGTCACTTTTCGCGGGTGTTCCCGCATCGTTCACGCCAAACTGGCACGAACCTGCAAGCTCCGAATTGTCAGAAGTGCCGGTATTTGTTGGTTTAGTTGGATTTTTCATAATAAGTCGCGGCCCTCGTCAGGGGTGAAGATATGGGTTAAGAAGCCCTTATTTTACGGGCACTTCTTGCATTTGGTTTAGTCGGCTGTGTCAGATTTGTGCCAGAAATCAGATCCGGCAGCGTCTTGTCCTCGTTAGCGTGTCCGTAGGTCTCCAGAACGTGTCGGGCGCTCTTCCAGCCGCCCAGCTTGGCAATGGTCACAACGTCCACCCCGCGGTGCAAGAGTGCCGTAGCGAAGCCGTGGCGGCAGCTATGGAAGGTCAGGCGATCAATCTTGGCCCGTCGAACAACTGCATCCCAGACGCGGTAGCAGTTCGAGCGAGAGGTATAGAGGAAGACCGGACGATCCTTGATCTTCTCGATGTTCGCCAGCGCGACGACGAGGGGCTGCGGAAGATGCGCCCGCCGCTCGGCGCCGATCTTGGTCTGTCGGATCAGGACAGTCTTGGCCTTGAAGTCGATATCCTCCCAGCGGACCCGTAGCGCTTCAGTCACGCGGGCGCCTGTCAGGAACATGAACAAGGCCAGTCCGCCAAGGTGCGGTGTCGAGTGCTTGGCGAAGGCTTGGCACCATTCGAGGGTTGCAGGCAGTTTGCTTTTGGTTTCGACCTTGAACCGCTTCACGCGGATGCGCGGGCACATCTCGGATTCCGCGGCGTGGTTGATGATTGCCTGCATCGGGACAATGGCTTGTCGATTGCGGGTGGCCGCTGCCCCGTTCGGGTAAAGCGTCCGGGCCGCCGTCTGGATAGCGCCTGGGGTAATGTCCCGCACCAAAGTATCCTTCCAGTAGTCCTCTAACCGCTCCAGAAACCGCATCGGCTTCTTGGCAGCGCGGTACGCAATCGACGCCTGCGCGAACGTCAGGACCGCCGCGGGGCCATTGACACGACGTTTCCACGCTTTGTCCGCAATCTGGGCAGCGATTTCTGCGGCTCTTTCTTTGACCGCTGTGCCCGTAGAGCCGCGTAATCGCCCGACACCGGGAATTGTGCCCCGGTAGTGGAAGACGCCACCTCGCTTGTAGATTTTAAGGGACATGGCCGGCTCGCTTCCAAAATGGCGTCAACATCGGCTTTGGTAAGAGTCATACGATTACCCAAAACCCGGCACGCGCCAAGGCGTCTGGCGAGGTCGCGCACACGTCTTTCTGACCATCCCATGTGCTGGGCGAGGGCTTCCGGAGTAGTGGTTTCTGGCAATGTCATAACGCTAATCTACGCCTTCAAATCAGGTTGGCTAGTGGGCCGGTGCACGACTCCGCAGTCCTAGGTCGCGACTGAACAAAAAATATTTTCACTTCTCCACAGTCGTCCCGTCCTGCGAAGAAGCAGAACGTGCCTTCAGCCATTTTTCGAGCGCTTTAAGGCCAGCTATGTTGACGGCGTAGATCGCGTCTTGGCCGCCGTTTATGAATCTGCGAAAGTCCCAATATGGAGAGGCTTCAAAATTCCTCGCCTGCGGGCCGCCGGCCGTTGTGCAGTAGTAATTTCGGTAAGCGGTCTTCAATGAGCCCTTGGGCCTTCCGATGGCATGGTGCATGTCGTCGAAATCTTCATCAGTTAGGGTCACGGCTTTCCTCCCACAGGAATGCCTACCCTGCGCTGCACGATGTAGGTTTTGCCGTCTGGTCGTTGAAGGTCGCAGCGATCGGTATCCTTGATCTGGTCCTCATTGCCGGTGTACTCGAGATCCTTCTGCTTGGGATCGACGCCACGGATATCCCATTGCATCGCGATCTTCTTCGGCAGTTTGATCTCGCACTTGCCGTTGGCACTGTCATAATCTCGGTCGCGCACAAAAAACTTGCATGAGCCGCATGTATTCGGCTCCGCGCTGCAACCGACCGCCAATGTTATTTCACTTGGCATCGGCGCTCTCCTGGGGTGACGGAGGGGCTGCATTTAGCGCCTTCAGTACATCGCTCAACTCCCTACACTCAACGCCGTCTACTAAATAGGTGGTCTTGTGGATTTGCTTGACCTTGCGAGAGTGACCATCACCACTCTTGATGACCGCGAGACGAGGATAAGTCGTGCTCTGGTAATGATTCTCATAGGCACCGTGCGCCATGTCGAGACACAGCGTTCCGCGAAATTTGGCGTTAGCCTTGAGGTCCGCCAACGTGATTGGCTCACTCGCTGTCACAGGAGATGACGGGTTAGCGGTATCGGTCATAGTGATCCTCCTCGGCGCGGCCGCGGGCGTCGGCCTCCTGTTCGCGCATTGCGTATTGCGTATTGAGCCTGTCGCGAGCACTCTCTTGCGCCACAATGCTCAATGTCGCCGTGGTAATGTTCATAAACGCCAAGTTCTTCACCGCACCAAAAACAATGCTGCATCCGCTTCATGTGGCATTCCCTCCCTAGCTCGCAAAAAAGACAAAAGCTAAAAGCCCTACCAACCAACTATTGTTGTCGGTCCAGATCGCCATCGGGATTGCGCCGACGAGGGCGATAAGCATTACGGTCATGAACAGCCAGACAGATATTTTGGCCCACAGGTCGGTCATGACTTGCTCCCGTCAGGCCCATACCTGCGCAGCGGGCTTTTGATCGTGATCGGGCGCCGAGTCGGCCGGTCTGATTTGGGCCGCCGCACGCGCTTGCGCTTGACCATTTCGCGGGGGTAGAGCTTCACGGCTTGCGCTCCATCGCATCTGCGATACGTTCAACAGCCGTCACAAAGCGATCTACCATATCCAATGTCATGGTCATTTCGGTGCGCTGCCGCATCATCAAGTCCATATCTTTCAACTTGTCGCGCTCAGCTTTGCGGGCTTCGTATTGCTCTTTCGGGGTCATGTCGCACCGTCGCTTTTGGGGGAGGAGAATGGCGATGCCTTCATCGGCTCGACTTCGACCAAGGTCAGTACGCACCAATTCCAATCATTGCGCTGGCGGATAGCAATCGCTACGGGCTGGTTTTTGTGCCATAGCGTCGTGATGTTGCTGTCTGTCACGTTCTGGCAAGTGATCTCCGACCCCGGCTTTCCTTTGAGACCGAGCTTGTTAACAATCGCTTCCATCCACATCTGGCCGATGCTCGCCACTTCTATTTCGTCCATAGCCATCATTTGCTGGACTTTACTCATGGGCGTTCTGCCGATGTGATCGCGAGGGCCGGCAAGTCAGCGATTGGATGCCAGTGTGTTGCCGTGTGGCCGCACCATCGCAACATCTCGCTCTCGTCAAAGCCGTCCATGCGTTTGTCCAGCCAACGGGCTTTGCCATCGGTGCAGACCACTACGTCATCAAGGGCTGGGATTTCCGTCTTCAAGTCGATCCAGCCCAAGCCCTCCGCTGCGGCCTTGGCATATTGGGTGCGTCCTGTGTCCATGTCAGCGATGTTGTCCATCGCGATCCATGCGAGTTCGGTTCGATCTTCGATGTTCATGCCGCAGGCTCCCCGTCACCCTTAACAACTGGCAGGGCCTCAAACCGACCGTCTTCAAATTCTTCCTCCCAACGGACCCAGTATTTGCCATCGTCGCAGCGGTAAACGATCATCGTAAAGCCTTCGATCACGTCACGATCTGCTTGCAATTCGGCTCGGCAAATTTCGGTGTAGGTTGATCCGCGCTTCTTGTGCCGCCAACGACGGGGCAGTTGCTTGTCCTCGACCGGAACGCGAGCGTCCTCGTATTCGTTGACCGTTACCGGGCCAGTCTCAATCATCTCGCTTGCCCCTTGGGAGAGGGCGCGAACTTCGGTGGCAATTCGAACTTGGTCGAAAATTTGCAAGGCCACAGCAAGCCCGCTCGCGCGGCCAGCCTGCCAACTTCGATCACTCCATCCGCTGGTCGTTTTCGCAATTTCTCCCCATTTGCCGTTTTCTTCGTTGTGCGCCGCCGCCAACTTCGCGCGGATATCGTCGATCTCCTGCTGCAACGCTTGAAACGTCGGGCAAACCCCAACCGACAGCGCGTCTTCATGGCAGCACTCGGATTCGATCTTCTCCCGCGCCCCATCCTGTAGCGCGATGCCTGCGGATTCAAAGTCGCAAATCATCGCCGCGTAGTTCCGTCGCGACCATCCGCCCTCAGTGTAATTCGGGCCGGTTGCTGGCGGCTCTTTCGGCCAAGCCTGTAGCGGTGCGGCGAGGGCGGCCTCCAGCGCGAAGCGAGCGGAATCCCGGAAGGCGTTAGCATTAGGCTTTGGAACATCTTCCCATTGTGGCGGCGTGCCGTCCCAATGTTGCCCGCGCTCATACATAGCCCGCGCGCCAGCCTCGATCTGCGCAGGGGTCGGCTTTAATTGGGCAGGACGGGAAGGGCGGGAAGGGCGGTCCTCGCGCGGCGTATCCCGGTATTGCCCGCACTTCATGCAGCGCTGGTTTTGTCCGTCCGTCTCCGGCCAGATTTTCCAGTCGTGCTCGCAGGGTTGGTTGGCGGTCATCGCGCTGCCTCCAGCATGTAACCAAGAACTTCCGCCATTACTGGCGGGTTGCTGTCGCCTAAAGCTTCGATTGTTTCCCGTCGCTCAAGCACGTCTTCGGAGCGCCAAGTATCCATATCGAAAGCCGGGATGGAATCCGGGTGCCAATCACCTCGGGCCAGGGCTGCCCCCTTGGCGCGCTCAATCGCTTGTGGTCCCGCTTGCCAGGCGATCTCCAGTCTCGGCAGACTGGTGCAGGCAATAAGGTACACTCGCCGGCGCGGATAAGGTGCACCAACATCCGCAGCGCCGAAGACAAATCTGGCGACGTGGTAGCCAGCTCGTGAAAGGTGGTTAGAGACCTGCGTCTCCCACGCATCGTTTCCGGGCGGCTGCTCCACGATAAACCATTCGACACCGGCATTGAGCCCCGCGCATAGCATGTAGGGCCAGAGAGAAAGGCCGGTCCGATTGCCACTGATGGCGGCGCCGACGCTGGTTTGCTGGCAGGGCGGTCCTCCAAAAATAACATCCGCTGGAATGGCGGGCAGGGTGCGGATGTCGTCATAGATCGGTATCTCCGGGTAGAGCCACGCAAGTTCCTGCTGTCGCCTAGTTTTGGACTCGCAGAAAGCAACAGTTTCGAACTCGCCGGCACGGGCCAAGCCGAGCGCGTGGAAGCCAATACATGAGAAGACATCCAGCACGCGCATCAGTTTCTTTCCGCAGCCGTTAAAGGAAGTGCCTTCGCTCGTTTCGCCATTTTCCGCTCCCGGCGATCCTTCGCCGCAATGATGGTTGCTAGATCACTGGGCAGGGGCGACGACCGCCGATCGCGAAGGCGGCCCCATGCTTCGGAGATTTCCTCGATGGTGCAGGGCCGACCGATGCGTCCAATGACGGCGATGATAGTTTCTTCAACATCGACCGATATTCCGCGAAGGCGCGGGCGTCCTCGCCGGTCAGTCTCAGGAAGGTGGTACGGTATTGCCCATTTTCCCATGTAATCCCTGACAGCCGGGTCATTGACCTTGGGGCCAAGGGACCAATATCGCCCGTTAATCCGCTTCTCTGATTTGAAGTATTCATGTTTTTCCGCTCGCTTCAGCATCCGGTCGATGCGGGCATTTTGCCGATGATCGTAACAAAGACGGTAGGGCGCAGCCTCTTTGCCGCAGAGCGGGCATTGCCCTGCTAGAATCCGCTGCTGCTGAAGAGGTGTTTTCATCGCCCTAGTTTCATTCGCTCAGAGAGAACGCTGATACGCGCGGGCGCGTTCGAGCGCTCCACCGAACGTGTGCGGACTTCGCGAAAGTACGGTGAAGCGCACGTCACGACCGGAACCAAAGATTTGACGCGCAGTCTGCGTGTAGCTTGATTTATCCCAGTTGCCGGACGCCTTATCTGGTGCCCCAGTCCATGGGATATCGATGTCGGACATATATTGGCCGAGCAGGCACCGTCCCTCGCACTCCATAAACTGATAGCACCCTTTCGGGTCTTTCGTTTCAAGCCACGCGATAAAGCCGGCGAGCGAAACGTCAGCGGTAATGAATTTGGCATCCCACTTCTTGTCGTAAAGCATTGGTCTAAACCATGCCTATCCGGTTGACACCCACAACTACTTGTGCTAGAGAATAGGGCATAAGTTGGAACTCCAAGGAGGTTGTCATGGAAGATAAATTGATGAGCCCAGCATTGTGGGTAATCCCCGGCGATGGAAACGCTAGAGACGATGGCTCTCTTGATGCGATGGCATGGAGGGAAGGGGAATTTACCCGCCCTCTTTACGAGGTGCCTTCTCTGATTTCTGAGATCGCATGTCGGCGACGGTTCCAGATAGCGAAGGGCTACGATGCCGCGCATGACGACAAACATGTGAATGGTGAGATTGCCCTGGCCGCGGCTGCTTATTGTCTGAGCGCCGCGCAGCACCCCGGAAAAGGCATACGCCAGACCCCTACTTGGGTGCCCCCAGCGTGGCCGTGGCATAGGGAGCAGTTCGATTTTGTAGACGCGAGGTCCAGCCTGCTTGATGCAGCGGCAATGATTATTGCCGAGATTGAGCGATTGGATCGGAAGGATTGAGCGATGCCGCCCTATGCCGATGTGCTCAAATGGGAACATCTGCCGTTCCCCAAATCTCTGCCAAGCTTCCAAAAGCTGTTTCCGGATGACGCGGCTTGCGCCTCTTACTTGGAGCGCGTGCGTTGGGAAAAGGGCTTCGTCTGCCCGCTGTGCGAGGCCAAGGGCGAACCCTACCGCTTCACCGCGCGCCCCGGCGTGCTGCGCTGTAAGACATGCAGAAACGACACGGCTTTGACGGCCGGAACCGTGATGGAACGGACCCGAACGCCGCTTACGGTATGGTTTTGGGGCGCGTATCTCGTTGCGAGCATGACACCCGGCCTTTCGGCTATGCAATTTCAGAGGCAGCTTGGCCTTACGCGATACGAAACCGCATTCCAAATCCTGCACAAGCTGCGCGCGGGAATGGTGCGCCCCGACCGCGACCGGATCGGTGGCGCTATCGGCATCAAGGACCATGTTGAGGTTGACGAAACATGGATTGGTGGCAAGACCGTTGGCGAGGGAAAGGGCGTTCATCCCGATCAGTCCTTAGTTATCGCTGCTGTCGAGGTCCGAACCCGGCCCGCCAAGAGGGGCGACAAGCCCATGAGGCGCGGCGGGCGTTACGCTGGCCGTTTGCGGATGGAGGTTGTCCCCGACCGGACGGCTAAGTCCTTGGTCGGTTTTGTCGAAGCTGCCGTCGCTCCCGGGGCGATGATCGTCACCGATGCCGCCCCGAGTTACGCCACCCTCACCAAACACGGCTTCGAGCATCTTCCGGTAGTCGAGGCTGGAAATCCGGCTGTCGCCGAGGAGTATCTTCCGATTGTTCATCTTGTTTTCTCCAATCTAAAAAGTTGGCTTCGAGGCTGCCACCACGGCGTCAGCCCGCAACATCTGCAAGCCTACCTCAATGAGTTCGCTTTCCGCTTCAATCGCCGGTTTTACCCATTCAACGCCTTCCGTTCGTTGCTCGGCATCGGTTCGGACGCCGAAAGCCCGACCTATGACGAACTCTACAGCGGCGAGTGGGAGCATCCGCGTGTCAGTCATGGCTGAGCTTTCCGGGTTCGCCCTCACCGCAAAGTATATCGCCCTTATCTCTTTCATCCATTGTGGTTCACTCCATCTCCGACTTTGCCGCAATCTGCGCAGACTCCACCCACGTCATAGCGGAACCACCCTATGGTCGGAGACTCGCGGTGTGCATAGCGCCACCAGCAGCGGATACGTTTGATGTGCTGCATGATGCTCATGCTCGCCTCACTTCGGCTGCGGCAACTACGCCCGCTGAAAAAATAAGGACCGTCCAAACAGCGGTCGGAAAGTCGGAAAGGCCGCTATGACCCAGTAAATCCAGAGCGCGACCAATGCAAAGCCACAAAATTGCAAGTATTGTAAGTTTTTTCAGCATGGGGTTCCTCGATGTTCGCTTCAGTCATTTATCTATTCCTTGACGTTGTGGGTTACAACCGGATAAGCACGGTCTAAACCCCTTATTTAGTACGGTTTCGGCTGTCTCAGATGACAGGATATGCCTTCGACTTGTTTTGAAGGTTACTCAGAAACTCCCACGCGGTCCGAGCCCATCTGGCGTCAGCTAAGGCGTGGTGTTCGGCCCCGTCCTGTTCCGGCAGTTTCGGATTGTTGAGGTCGTCGCAAAACTGCTTCACGTCGCGGCAATACATCGGCCAGTCTTTCGGGAGATCGATCATGCGGCCGTAAAGCTGGCAGAGCGCTACCCAATCATAATCGGCGTAATAGGCCCAGAACTCGGGTTTCTCGCCTACAAAGGCCAGAACCTTAGGCCCGATTTCCTCGCGGGCAACGCCATGTTTTACGAGATCAAGATAGACGATGACATTTTCCTGCACCCAATCGTTGGCGCTGGAATAATCGGCACTTAGGTTTTCGAGGTACAGCGTTTCGCCATCCTCTCGCACCATGCCGATGCTGATTAGGTCGATCGTCTTGCCATCTTCGATAAACTCGGTATCAAACCAGATTTTCATGGGTTATGTCCTGTCATGGATTGAGACGGAAACTGCTCTGTGTGAGCCGATTATTCCTTCCGCGATTTCGTCGTCTCCGGTGCATGCGAACAGCGCCAGCGCAAGCCCGAACGGATCAATGCGACGTGCTGCCCACCACTTGAGTTCGTTGTGCTTGTGTTGATCTGCGTGGCACCCAGTACACAGCGGAAGCGTCCACTTGTCAGAGGACTTTTGCTGACCGCCAGCTGGCGCCTTCCCATGTAGCGGGCTCTCCGAGCGGATATGCGCGGCTTCGACGTTCCGTGATCCGCAGATGCAGCAAGGCAATCCGCGAATAAACTTCAAATGTGCGGCGTCCTCAATGCGCGGGCACTTCTGCTTGGTTGAGGCAACCGAGAAGGCTGTAGCAGGGCGGATGATCTTTTGTGCCCTCATGCCGCTTCCGCCTCCGCAAGTTCCTTAGTCTCGACTCCGAGCAGCTTCGCTATCACATCCATGATGTCGGACTTGCTCTTCTGGAACTCGGCGCCACCCATTGCTCGTTTCGACTGACTCTTGGCGGTGTACCGGGTCACGGTCGGGCCTTGCGTGACGACAACGGCGAACTCGTCGATCGGGCGGATGAAAGCCGCAACCCGCAATGCCTCAGCCTTCGACGAGCAGACAATCGTGTGACTGTCGCTATAGCCGGCGCGGATCAGTGCCCATTTGCGAAGATGCTCGGACGAGGGGAATTGATCGCAGAGATGTTCCGGCAGCGTTTTCCATGCCTCGGTCAGCCAAGCGAACTCGTGGCTATGGCTGATCTCGCTCCGCGGGTAATGCGGAACCAGATTGTAGCGCTCACCAACGACGTACTCCCGGTCAGCGTCGCGAGGGCGCAGGGGTTTCATCACCTCGCCATCCCACGCAAACATGATCGGTCGATGGAAGGTCATGCCGCTTCCTTCTCGCCATAGAGGCTGTTCAACTCGGAGAGTTTGACGGCCATTTCCAGAAGGAACGCGGCGATCTCGGTTTCCAGTTCTTTGATCCGGACGGGATCGCGGAATATGCGCTTAGTGAAAAGTCGCATGTTCTCAGGCATCCGCGGGTCGTAGGACACAAAATCACAATAAGATCGGCCAGTGCAGGCAAGTTGAAACTGGATCTGCGTTTCGTATTTCCCTGGCACCGATTGGCCGAGCAGCGTTTCGAGGTGAGTTGCAGTCTGGGGACATTTTATTTCCACAAGGCAGTCACCTCCGATCAATCCATCTGGAGAACAGCCAGCTTGGTCGATCTTCGGGTGCGGGACGAAGGCGACTTGTTCGACCGTGACGCCCTGATAGAACTCATAGGCAGCGCGGGCCTCGGGCTCCGTCTCTGTCCCATGCTGCATCGCTGCATTGGTGTAGGATTCCGCCGGGACACCAGTCAGGCGCTCCGCAATGAGTTGTGCCATGTAGTTTGCACGGCTGGCGCTGTATCCGCTCTTGGTCTTGGCAACCACGTCAGCAACGCGGGAGGCCGTTACCTTGCCGAGCCGGAGGGCCTTCCACTCGTCCGAGCCTTGGATGATTTGCTCGCTCATTGTGCCGATCCCTTTTTCTTGCCGATAGCGACGAGCGCGCGCTGATAGTCTTTGGCCGGAAGGTCTGCGATGGCGTCAATCTTGAAGTAGCTGCAAAAGGAATCGGAAAAACCTTCTGCAACTTCCTCGCACTTCGCGGCGAGATTTGCTGCCTGCTCAGGCGTGATTGTGCTGGAGTTATCTGACGCCTTCCCATCGTCATCGTTCGACGCGGCGAGGCCGAGCGCGGCTTTGAGTGTCATTCGCTGCAAATAGGTGAGCGTCGATCCAATCATTTGGATCGGGTTTTTATTGCCACTATCGTCGCGACCGGCGCACAAGGTGTTTTCCTCGAAGTGCCCGTCGCGATGCGATACAATGCAAGTGACCGACACGGGTTCATTGATGTGCGCCGTGGTCCGGAAGCGGTAAGAAAGGCCATACTTGCCAAGTATCGGGTTGACGACGCGGGCGATCTCGCCCAAATCCTCATAGCGGTAGTTCGTGCGACCCTTCGCGGAGGTGAAGTCGACCGTGCGATTTTTGCTGATGTTGGGAATTTCAGCCTTTGCCGACGCCATCGCGCCATCAAACGCCTTGCGGTTCTCCCTGTCCTCCCATCGTTCGTGCATCGCCATGAAGCGCTCAAGGACTTCAGGCGTGGCACCGGAGGACACAGCCCGGTTGAGCATGTCCATTGGCGTGAGGGCAGCCGCGCTAATCGGGTAAGTCGGCGCATCATCCTGCGGCGGGAGAATGGAAACCTTTTTCATTGCGTCAGACATGACTTGCGCTCCATAACTTGTCGGACCATTTCAATTTCAATGTCGTATTCGAGACGATCGAGCCGCTTCGCGTATTCTTGCATCCGCTCGTTCGCTACCAGCGGGCAGGCGCCAGCGCGGCGCTCGGCCGAATAGAAATTCGCAAGTGCGATTTCGCGATCCTGCGCGGTCATGCCATTTTCCTAATTCTCGCGGCGATGTCCTCAATCGCGGCATTGTAGCCGCGCTGATATTCGTTCTCTGGACGCGGGATACGGTGTATGGTTGCGACCTTGGCGCAAATCTCGACGGTTGACGCGCTGATGTCTTTCGCGAGCTTTTCCATAATGTCTTGCATCACGCAGCCTCATGCTTGCGCAGGTCGCGCGCGTGATCCCATGCAACGGTTTGAACACCGACCTCGAAGTCGACATGCGCGGCGTCGCGGGCCTCGGCCCTGATATCTTCGGTGACGTCTTCGATGGAATCGCCGTCGACAAACTTGACGAACACCGGGTGCGTGGCCCCGCGATATTCAGCAACAACATCAGCGCGGGTCATCTCGGGACGGACCACGGCCTCAAGGCCGCGGCGCCCAAAATCCAGCATTAAAATGTAAAACTGCATCACGCATTCTCCCGCTTGGCGGCGCGCTGGGCGCGGCTGATGACGGTGAGGATGTCGTGCGCGGTCTTGACGTGGCCCATGATGATCTGGTCATCGGACGGCAAAGACTGGATGAGAGCGGCGCCGAGGTGGGCGATCGCTTCATCGAGGGCGTGCTGGGCAATCATCGTGGTCTCCCGTGGTGATCCGGAATTACTTCGAGGTTCGCTTCGGAGCCGGGCGCTTCTGTTGCGCCGCTTCACGCTCCATCTGACGCATCTCGGCCTTAGCCGCGGCGCCGTAGGTGGTGCCCTTGCTCGACGCTGGTTTGGTTTCGGATTTGGGGGTCTTCGCCATCTGATGTCTCCATTGGCTGATCTGAGCCGATGGGGAGACAATAAGTCGGAAAAATCCGACTGTCAACAGAAAGTCGGAAAAATCCGACAAATAGTTTTGGATGTGCTAAAACCCTCCTACCGCAGGCGCGGGGAGGGCTTCAGATGGCAGACGAAAAATGGGAAAAGACGCTCAAACCGGGCGACACGGTTCCGGTGAAGGATTTCACGATTACCGCCAGCGGCGGCTCGTCTGCACCGAGCGATCTCGAAAAAACGATGCTTCAGGCTTTCAGCGGGCCGTGGCCTGACTGGAAGGGACCCGCTATCAGCGAGGCTTTATCTGTTGGGATGCAGCCAAGAGTTCCGCGGCTAACCGCCGAGCTTCATCGCGCGTCATGGGAATCTGAATTTCAAAAGCGTCTGGATGCTGAGAATGAACGGACGCGTAAACAATCACCCTTACGCCGGAGCCTGATACGCTGGCTCTCGGCGGCTGCGTCAGCGGCATTACGAATGGTGATTCGCCTTGATAAATGATTTCGCCCATCAAATCCCCCTGAGTGCTGCGAAAGAACAAGATGTCCACTGACGAGCGCCCCGATCTAGATCAACTGATGGCCCAAGGAATGACGATCAGCGAGGCTTTGGCGGCTTGGGTTGCGTGGCGCCCAAAATCTCAACCAACTTCTTCAAGCTCTGATTTATCTGCCCAAGCTGAAAAGCCGAAAACTCCGCTGCATTGACCATGCGCTGGTCAATCGCTGGGGCAATGTCGGGCACATGGAAGTCGCCTTCCATGCGGGACTTGTAGCGCTCTGCTTGCAGGTTAGTCTCTTCACTCGTTGGCATTATTTTCTCCATTTTCCATCAAAATCCCCCTGTACCGCAGCGGTTAGGTGGCCGGCCGGTTCGGCCAGAAAGCGGAATGGCACGTTGACGTTCCGTCTTTTTCGAGGCGGCACATTTCCGTCGCGCTTAGTCCAATTACGACCATAGTGAGAACGATCAAGACAACCTTGATTCCAAAGAGCCATTTCAGGTTCATGTCGCGCAATACAAACATCCAAGAAATCGCTGCCAGCAGCGTTGCCATCCCTATGTAGACGGCGATCCCAACGCCTAGGCTGTAATTTTGCCAAGCGTAGAGCGCTGGAAAAATCGAAATTGTCGTATTCTTGATCACAGGTCCAACACCGTTCGCTTGACGCGGCCGACGACCATCTTCTCCGCTTCCGCCTTGCTCTTCACATAGATCGGCTCGTGCACGGGGTTTGTGGAGTAGGGCGCGAAGCGTGGAGGATCGGATCGCCAAAGTTTGAAGGTAGTCTCGCCGCGCCGCGAGATGACGTATGCCCGACCAGACACTAAGGTCCGCTCAGCTTGATTGACGACGATCACCGAATTTTCGGGCGACACCCGATCCATGGAATCGCCCTCTACGGTTAGCGCGAAGAAATCACCCCTCCCGAGGTCGGCAAACGCCAGTAGTGGAACATCCTCTACAGGGATTTGGGAGGAAATTGATCTGAGTTTTCCAGCGGTTACATTGTCTAACAGGGGTATTTTGGAGAGTGTTTCGGCCGCGGCTTCATGGTTTCCGATCTGACCTTGCAACTCCGCAACACTCCAATGGAGGGCTTGGGCAACCAAAGCCGCTTTGGACTGAGAAAACGATCGCTTTTTCCCTTCAATTAGGTCCCGGATATAGTTCCGTTCCAGCCCGGTCACGGACTGGGTAGCCTCGACCGCGCCAACCTCCAATTCGCGCAGTCTCTTCTCAACCCTTTGACGAAGTTCATTAATTGCCATGGCGGATTTATCCGACTTTCCGCCTCATTTGGCGAATGGGATGTTTCCGACTTTTTGCGCTTGCAAAGTCGGAATTTTCCGACTAAAACAGTCGGGCCATGGAAAATGAGCTTCGATCAAACCTCCTGTCTTGCGCGGCGGCCTATGCCGCGAAAAGGAAAACTAAGCTTTCCACCCTTGGCCGGTTAGCAGCCGGCGATTGGCGGTTTTTCAGCAATCTTGATGCAGACGACAAGACCTTCACGGCACGCAAATACGATGAGGTCTTGCAGTGGTTTTCGGCCAACTGGCCAGAAGACGCGGATTGGCCAGCCAACATTGAGCGGCCCGCCTCAGTAGAAATGGGGGCGGTATGACCGCCTCTAGCCGCGTCTACTTCATCAAGCCAGTCGGCATGGACGGACCAATCAAAATTGGGTGCTCGGCGCTTCCAGAAAAGCGTCTTGCAGACCTGATGGCATGGTCGCCTCTTCCCCTCGAAGTGATCGGAAGCGTTGCCGGCACCATCAACGATGAGCAATTTTTGCACGGTTGTTTTGCGCATATTCATTCGCATCGGGAATGGTTTCACTCCAGTTTGCCGTTGCGAAACATGATCTCTGAAATCATCGCGGCCGGATCGATCGCGCCAGCGCGTGCTGCGATGAAACCGACAGGCAGTATCCGAAAGGGTGGCAGAAAGAATTGGACTCCGGACCAACGGAAGCAATCTTCCTACGGTCATCGCATCCGGTGGGCTCTCAACAAACTTCGGCGCGAGGACGAAACAGAAATAGTTTATGCGACCGTACCTGATGAAGTGCGGGCGATTATGACCAAATGGCACGGGAACCCGTATAGGGGCAGACCGGGCCCACCGGCGACCGATGCAGAAGTCGCGCGGCTTGAAGCATTTTTGGCAAATCCATCCGGCCAAGTTCATTTGAGCTGCATTCCGCGCATCCGTCCGAAAAGCGGGGCTGCCGCATGACAACCTTCATCATCGCATCAGCAATCCTCAACGCGCTCGTGCTGTGTCTCGCAGTCGCGCGTTTGTATCACGTCCGGAAACGGCGTGGAGCGGCGTCCGCTTCGAAACCCAGCCCCCAGTCCTTTGAAGCGGGCGCCGCGAATAATTCGGTGATCGCATGAGCGGACGGCCGCGCACTGTCGGGGGGGATGACGCGCAGCCGTCCGCAACGCGCGAAACGCAGCGCGTATTAGATTTCATTTCATCTAAACCGGACGACCGCGAACTTAGCGCTGTGATCTTCGCTGGCCTCGTCGCGTCTCCGCTTCTCGTTGCAAGTGTCGTTCTGATTTATCTCTCGTTCTAGCAGTCGCCGCGTCGCCAAACTAAGCGGCTGCCAAGTGTCGTTGTCTTGAGTGCTCTTCATGCCGAGCAACATGCATGTAGAGGGTTTGAAAGTGCTCAAAAGATTTTTGATGGGTAAGCAAATGAGTGAGGCCGCGTTCGTAGAAGAAGCCGCGCAGTGGTCGCGAGAGTTAACGCGAATGCGAGTACGCGGACCGGGCGATGCCGAGAATGCTCTCCGAGGAATCGAACAAGAATATGGCATCAATTACTGGACGCTCTGGCAACTCCGATATCGGCTCTCCGCCGTCAAAAAGATCAGTGCCGGAACATACGCTCTCATCAAGGCGGCCTATGACGCCGAACGCGATCGGCAATTCAATAAGCTCAAGCGCGAAATTGTTAGAACGGAAGCCATCACCGGGCCTGACAGCGCTGCTGTGCGCGCGGCTAAGACTTTATTGGGCGAGGGTTAGGGCATGACGCACAGTTATGGAGAGCGCCTGTATCGCAAGCTATCCGACAGCGAGAAGTGGGCGGTCCTAGCGCTCTGGCGTCAAGGCTACGACAGCTACGCGATATCCTACCGGATTGGCGTTCATGAGTGTGTAGTCGCAAATGATTTGATGCGTATTCGGCAATCAGAAAAGCTCGGGGGAGTAAATGGCAACAAAGCAGCAAGTTCATGAGTTGGCGAGTTCGCATCCTGATTTATCGCCGGCACAGATGGCCGAGCGCATCGGCACCACGCCGGAATATATCCGGGCCACGCTAAGTCGAAAGCGTGCGGCGGATAACCGGGAAAAGGGAATCCCCGTTCTCGGTCGGGTCTCCACTTGGACCGATGAGGATTTGAAACAACTGGTTCACCTTCGCAACAGCGGCATGAGATGGGCCAAGGTTGCTGAAGAGATGAACCGCCCGCTGGGCTCCTGTTACGATCGATACGCGAAAATCTGTTCGATCGGTTATCCAAATGATCCGATCATCGTCCCGGAATTGCCGCGCGTGAATAACATTCCTTTCCATCAGCAATTGGGCATTGAAACTTACGTCCACATGCAGCCCATGACCCACGATCGGCAGGGCCGCGCGTTCATGCCCGTCACGCTGGCGAAGGTATGACTGATCTGTTCGAACATGCCGCAGCACGAGCCGCGCGCGACGCCTCGATGGCGCATGTCGACGGCGCGGCGTTGCCGGAATGGAAAATCTTGATGGAGCAGCTCGTCGAAACCGTGGCCGGCCGCATGAAGCGGTTTACCTCCGATGACGTGTTCGATCTCTTGGACACCTATCCTGGAGCCCCGACGACGCATGACCTTCGCGCGTTCGGTCCGATCATGATGCGCGCGGCCAAGAACGGTATTTGCCGCAAGGCTGACTGCGCGGCTGTCCCGTCACGTCGGGTATCGCTGCACGCGAGCCCGAGAACCGTTTGGGAATCGCTGATCTGTCGGGAGAAGGCAGCATGAGTCAGAACACATGGCCCTTCGCTTCTCTAATGCCGATGTCCTACGAGATTTTGGCGGTCGATCCGCCGTGGCGCTTTCGTACATGGTCGGAATCGAACCAGCAGAAATCCGCAAGCAAACATTACGACCTGATGATGATCGACGAGATTAAAGCATTGCCGGTCGGCCAGCTCGCACAAGGGGATTGCCTTCTGCTGCTTTGGGCAACGGCGCCGATGCTGCCGCAGGCGTTCGACTGCATGAAGGCGTGGGGTTTCACCTACAAATCGAACATGGTCTGGCGAAAGGTGACCGTTAACAACAAGGTTCGCATGGGGACCGGGTACTGGGCCCGCTCAATGCACGAACAAGTTTTGATCGGCAGCATTGGAAAGCCGCGAAAGTTTTCGGCCTTCCCGTCCTGCTTCGACGGCATCGCCCGCGAGCATAGCCGCAAGCCGGAAGAGTTCTTCAATCTGGTAGCGAAGCACACCGCCGGATTGCGCCGCGCTGACGTGTTTTCGCGAGAGAGCCGTGATGGTTGGGATTCCTTTGGTAACGAAACCGGCAAGTTTGACGAGGCAGCATGAGCAAGCCCCCCACAGCCTGCCTAAACGAAGTCCTGCTCCGTGCGGCCCTTAGAGCCGAGCGCATCAACCATCAGCGCTTGCTCGACAGTAACGACGCCCAGCTTGCAAAGCAAAACGACCATTACGCCAACGAGTTTCGCCGCGTTCCAGAACTCACCGGAGCGCGGGAGGGATAGTGAGCAACCACAATTGGCGTCCTGCCGACACCGCACCGTTGGGCGAGGTCAGCGTCGTTTGCCGTGTCACTGAGGCTGGCAACACCGGTCCTATGACCATGTACCGCCGCCTCGAAGGCGTGTGGCACCACTGGCCGGACGGAACGCCTGTACCGCCAGAATACCCGCCAACCCATTGGATCGACGTAGGAGAGCCTGCGGAGACCGAGACGTAACCACCAACCAACTGGAGGCTGAAATGCAATCTTTTCTCGACGTTCTTTCTCAAATCCGCGGTGGTGCCGCACTCTCTGACGCTGCAAAGGATCTGCAAGAGCTCGCGCAGGCCGTCCGCGACACCGGCAAGGCCGGCAAGCTGACGTTCTCGATCACGGTCGAGCCGGACAAGGCCGACGAAACCGTTGTGACCCTCCAGCCCGACGTCACACTCAAACTGCCGAAGAAGGCCCGCGCCAAGGGCCTCTTCTACATGGATCGCCACGGGTGGCTCACGCGCGAGGATCCGCGCCAACTCGAACTGCTGGCCGAGAAGGAAGCGGAGAAGCAGGCCGAGAAGGAAGCCCAGGCCGCCGCGGGCGTCGCTCATCTTGAGCGCGTTGGCCGCGGCTAATCGACCACACCCAATTTCGTTCGGAAACCGGAGACTTCAATGGCTGAAAATAACGAAGCTGAAACGATCGCCACCCTTGCGACGAGAGCCGTATCCGCCCCACAGATCATCAAGGCTGACGACGGTCGCGAGTTCCTGATCACGCCGGACACGATGAAGGCGGGCGATATTTCGCCGCCGAACACCATCAAGGTCCTGATGCCGCAGGTGGTTACCCAGCACATCAAGGTGCAGACCACGGAATCGCTGGCGGATTACGTCAACCGGTTCAAAAACGCCGATACGGTCCTGTTCGCCGACATCACCAACAACACCATCTCGGCGATCGTCGACTATCACAAGGCAGCGGTCGACGCCCCGCTCGGACCGCAACTGGCGACCCACCGTGCCACGCTGGCGCTGCCGTTCTCCCTCGAATGGCAGACCTGGCAGCGCGCCAACGGAAAACTGATGAGCCATCTGGAATTCGCGACCTTCCTCGAAGAGAACAGCGTCGACATCAAATCCCCCGCCGGCGCCGACCTCCTCGAACTCTGCCGCGACCTTCAGGTGGCCCACAACGTCAATTTCGGCAGCCAAGTTCGGATGGGAGACGTCACCAAGATCGAATACCAGAAGGACAACGACGCCAAAACCAAGGGCGGCGTGAGCCTGCCGACCTCGATCATCCTCTCGATCCCGGTCTATTTCGGTGAACAGCCAGTTCCGATGACCGCCTTCATGCGCAGGAAGATCGGCGACGGGGCCCTTTACCTCGGCGTGCAACTATCGCGCGCGGAGAACGTCCGGCAGGAGGAATTCCACCGGATCGTGGACTTCGTGCAGGAAAAGGTTGCCCTCACCACAATCTATGGGACGCCGGCGTGACCGATAGCGGCCAGCTCACCTTCAAGACCATGGGCGGTGATACCGTCCCGGTCCGCGGCAAGCACTATGTGCAGCCGCGGGGCTATGCCCATTTCCCAGGTGGTGGACCGGCCAGCGAAACCTGCGGATCCTGCCAGCACATCCAGCGGTATCGGCGATGGGCCAAATGCGCACTGGCGCGCGCGGTGCGCACCGGTGGCCGCGGCTCCGACATCCTCGTGCGGGCTCCGGCGTGCAGCAAGTGGGAGGCGGACGAACCTCGACCGTCTAGCGATCCTAAAGCGACCGTAAAGCAAACAACGAGCGTTCGCTTAGCGGACGCTCTGCGTTCGCATAGAAATGGAGGGCAGTAGCATGAGCAGCAAGCGCCCATGGATGCCGCTCTACATCGACGATTATCTCGCAGGAACCTCGCATTTAGAGGCACATGAGCATGGTGCGTACCTGCTTCTGATGATGCGCTATTGGAGCAAAGGCTCGCTTCCAGACGACGAGGAACTGATCCGTCGTGTCTCGCGGCTGTCCGTCAAGCAATGGAAAGAGTCTCGCGAAACCATCAAATCTTTCTTCCTTGATGGGTGGAGGCACGAGCGTATAGACGCTGAAATCAGCAAAGCTATTGAAAAGTCTAAGATCAATTCTGCGAACGCATCAAAGTCGCACGACAATCGCAAGCCATCCGCACCTAAACCGCGTAGCGAACGCAAAGCTAACGCACCTGCGAACGCAGACACACTTCACACTTCACACTTCACACCCCCTTCGGGGGGGAGAGAGGACGCCCCCCCGAAGGCTGCTTTGCAGGTGGGTTTAGGAAGTCAGGTCGATCCCGAGTTCGAGCCGAGCGCCGAAGCGATCGACCGCGCGCACCAGCAGGGCGCCACGGACGAGGAAATCGACAGTGAGGTGCGAAAATTTATAGCCAGCCACCAGATCAAAGGGACATTTTCGCCAAACTGGGACGCCTCGTTCGCGAAGTGGTGGGAAAACTGGAAGCCGCACAAGGAGCGATCCAAGGCGCCGCCGCGCGTCGAGGTCAACAGCGGCCCGTTCGTTCCGAGCGAGACCGATTGGACCAAGGCGATCGCACGCTGGAGCAAGAACGAAAGCCATTGGCCAACATGGGGCGGCAACTCGCCAGGATCGACCTCGTGCAAATGCCCGCCTGAGATCCTACGCAAGCACGGAATTGACCCCGCGACCGGATTCAAGATCAAGGAGGTGGCAGAATGATCCGCGACCCGTCAGACGGTTCGGTACGAGAGCCCGTGGTGGGAAATCCCGTCACGGAAATCATTACCGGGGAAAGCCCGGCAATCCCAGTTGTGGCAAAAAGTGCAACTACTGAAAAGCCCGCAAACTGGGGCCTCACGTCGCTCGACAAGCAGCCTCGACCGGAACCAAAGAAGGCCCCAACCAAGGAAGAACTCGCGGCGCACTACAGCCAATTCAATTTGGGTTTTAAGCCAAAGTCGGCCAGCTAAACCAACGAAAGAAATCTCATGCACGGGGCAGCACAAGTGAACGAAACCATCATCAAGAGCATTTCAGCGGTCAAGCCGAGCCGCGGCAGCGGGCAGACCCGCGCCAAGAAGCGCAGGGAGGACGAACGTCGAGGAGGGATGCATCTGAGATACAAGGTCATGGTGCAGACGTTCGATGGAGCCATAAAAGCCCTGAAGGACTGCCCGCCGGACCAATTCGACGCGCTGGTCAAATCTATTTCGGAGGTCAAGCGCCTGCAAGAGCCCGTCACTCGGCTGGTGTTTGTCGGCCACCTGACTGCCGAGCAGGGCATCGCAGCGCGCCGCTACGCCGACGTGGTTCGGAAGTTCGAGCGCTACTTCCTCCCACCGATCCAGCGGAGCGCCAGGAGCGCGGCATTGGAGCCCATGCACGGAGAGGACGACGAGATCGAACGCCGCATCGCAGAGGGCACGCTGCCTCAGTACGAGGCCAATGCGCGGAAGGCCAAGCGCGACTACCAGCGCGTTATAAAGGTTCTCGCCCGCTTCGCCGACCCCCTGACCGGCCGCAACGTCGCCAAGGACGTGCTCGACGATCTCTGCCTCAACGACCGGGAGCCCGCGCAGCAGCACCGCCGGGACATCGCCGTGGTCCTGTCGGGTATCGCGGCTGCGTTTGGACAGGTGAAGGGAGAACGACGGTGATGGAAGGGCATGAAAATGTGGTGAAACATCTTCAGAGCGTGATTTCAGATATTGATCAGGAAATAGCGGTCCACAAAGAAAATCTTGATCGAATTATCGGCCGGAGGGCTGAGATTGAATCGAACCTCGCCAAGGCAGAGGAAAGAAGGGCGTCCTTCCAACACGCCATGGACCGCCTGAAGACCCCAACGGACCACACCAAGGGAGGGCGAGGATGACCAGAGACGAGGCGACGGAGATCATTCAGAGACACGGGATGATTGGTGATCCAAGGAGATTTGTGGACGCGATCGCCGCTCTCGGCATCCTCAAACTGGAGGAGCCGCGGAAGAGAGAATTGGTCGAGGTCTTGGTGGACCACATTCACAAGAGCGGCGGATGCCCGTGCAGCAAGTGCCTGCGCGAGAGCCTAAAAGCTACCGGCCTCAAGATCGTAGAGGCGGATAAGGTCTGCTGGAAGCCCGTGGAAGGCCGTGAATACAACCCTAGAGCGGAGGCACGGAAGTACATTGACGACCTCGCCGAAACGAGGCGCGATACGTGGCCTGTGCCATAACTCGTGTGCCACATCGTGTTGTCCTGTGCCGCCTGTGCCTCTCTAATGGCACACCACCGAAAGGTCTGAAATGACTGACGAAACCGAGAAGCCCGCGATGTCCTACGCCGAGATAGGGAGCGCTCCGATCGTCTATTTCGATGGCACAGCGTGCCATGGGGTGCTCAATGGCACACTGCAATTGGAGCTCGTGGCGCGGATCCTGGTGCCGACCGCGGACGGCGGGGTGGACCTGAAACTGATCCCGGCGGTGCGGCTGAGGTGCTGCCCGGCGGCGGCAAAGGCGCTGCTGTACTCGATCGAGAGCGCGCTACAGATGGCGGAACGGCCGGAACCGCAGCCGCCGGTCGCGGCTTCAAAGTTGAATTGAGGATAGCATGAGCCCAGACATTGGAAGCATGGAATTCGTCGTTCGGATGATGGGTGTCGCCATTGTAATGTGGGCAATATTCATCGGTTGCGTGGCGCTGATCGTCCGACTTATCAGACCGAAACGTCCGCCGGTCGCCGCGTCGAAGCTGAATTGAGGGAGGGAACCATGAGCACAACAATAGGACGACAACTGGATTATAACCATCCAGCGGATTATCAAGCGCAGGCAAACGCCTATGCTCAGCCACCGCGCCTCACAGCAAAGGAGGCTGGCGAGAACCTTGCCCGGCTGATGGAGCGCCAGCTAGGTTACCCGGAGGGGCATTTCGACAACGTGGCCCTGCGGCTGTTCATCCGCGCCTACTGGTCGCGGGTGTCGACGTATGCGCATGCGATACATAACGAGCCGTGATTCGGAGTGCCCACCAAACCTGTGAATAACCAACTGTGCCACATACCGCTGTGGCACAGGGGTCTTGTGCCATTTCGCGAAGCACAGTAGGGTCCCACTTGTTCAGGGGCGGTCATTCGCCCCTTTTTCATTTTCAGAGCCCTCGCTGCGGACCCCGCGCGGGGGCTTTTGCATGTCAGGAGCCTCCCATGGGCCTCATTCACCTTCTCCTCATCGTCCTCGTAATCCTGCTGGTCGTCGGCGCGTTGCCGTTCGGCGCCAACCCGACCGGGCCGTATTGGGGAACGGGAGCGATCGGCGGCGGGGGCATCGGCCTGGTGCTGATCATCCTGCTCGTGCTGCTGTTGCTGGGTAGGCTGTAGACTATGCTGACAGCGGAACGCCTGCGCGAAATCCTGTTTTACAATCCAGAAACAGGCGGCTGGCATTGGCTGGTCACGTTGAGCAACCGGGCCAAGGCCTTCTCCAAAGCCGGATCGCTCCGGAAGCGCGGTGACATCACCATCCGGATCGGCGGTATTGAATACAAAGCGCACCGGCTCGCATGGCTTTATATGACCAGCGAGTGGCCGCCTGAGCAGGTTGATCATCGCGATCTTGATCGGTCGCATAATTGGTGGTCTAACCTGCGGCTCGCCAACAACTCGCAGAACAACGCCAATCGTCCCGGCAAGGTCGGAACACAAACAGGCGTCAAGAACGTCTCCTTCTATCCGCGCAAGTCGAAGGCAAACCCCTATTCGGCCTACGGCTCAAGAAGTCAAAAGCGGGTTTATTTGGGCTGTTTCCCGACGCTGGTCGACGCTGAGAGGGCCGCTTTCGAGCACGCCAAGAAAGAGTTCGGTGAGTTCGCTCACCCCTGACATGCGCGCTGCGATCGAGCGCGCTGCCAACGAAGAGGGTGTCGACCCCAGTTTTGCCCTCGCCGTGGCCGAGCGCGAGTCGAGCTTCAATCCGACCGCGCGCAGCAGCAAGAGTATCCGGGGTTTGTTCCAGATGCGAGGGGATCACCGCGCCAAGTACGGCATCGGTGATTCCAATGACCCATATGTGCAGGCCAAGGGATGGTCGCGCTTCATCAAGGATGAACGCGCTTCTGCATCGAGGGCTGCTGGACGCGACATAACCGACCCGGAACTCTATGGGGCGCATCACTGGGGCGCTGGCCGTGCTGGCCGGATGCTCAACATGGATCCATCGACGCCGGTCTCCTCGGTCTTCACGCCGAACGAGATCGCCCAAAATCCGCATTTTTCGAAGGCTGGCACCGTCGGCAACCTGCTTTCAAGCGTCACCGGCGACATCGACCGCCGGCGCACCAAGTTCGGCGGCGCGACCGAGCTTCCAGACTTCAGCGCGTTCGGCCAGCCCGTCGAGGCCGGCCCCGCGCAGCTACCGGACTTCTCCCACATGGGAGCCCCCGTTGAATTCGCGTCCGTGCAGCCGCCCCCGAGCGCTCCGGACTTCTCCAACTCAGGACGACCCATCATATGATACCTCACACCGTCGAGGCCTATTCTACCGGGCCCGGCCGCACCTTCTACAAGATCCGGATCGGCCCCGAAGGGCTGGACGAACTCGGGCTTGTGGTGGTGCAGAAGTACGAGGGTGGCGTTCCCGTCGGCGGGCTGCGGCTGGAGCGCAAGCAGTGAGCATGCTTGCTCCAGAGCACGCCAAGGCGCTATGGGAAGGCATGTCCGACCCGTCGGCTCGTAAAGTCGCGGCCGCCTTGAAAGCGCAGGGCATCAAGGTCTCATGGCGAACCGTCGCGCGATGGAAGCTGGCGGACTGGGTTGGACCCCGCCGGGTTATTGTGAAAGAACCAAAACCGGAAAAAGAAAAGAAAGATGTGATCCGCGTCGCAATGGCGACACCGCCGGACCCTGAAGAGGTCGCGGCGATCGGATCCGAAATGGATGTGCTGGTCGGCGATATCAAGGGCATGAGCCTGCCGGAGATTCAAGAGCGCACCAGGATGGCACTCAATACCGTGCTGATGCGGCGCGCCGCAGCGCGCGCTGACATGCTGGTGACGATGCCAAAGGACACCGCGGCGTTCATCGAGGCACTGACCCTTGTTTCGGCTAACACGCTGTTGAGCGTCCCGGAGGCTACCGTCCAGCCTCACCTCAACGGCCACGGCAACGGCCACATGATCGACGTCACGCCGGCCAACCCGATCACAGCGGCCATCGCCGACTTCAAGCGCCGGACCGGGGTCGCGGCGTGAACTGGTTTTGCCGCCTTCTGCTCGGTCCGAGGTATCGGTTTATCCGGCTCAGATCGTGGCGTCCGTCCTTGGGGCGGTACGGGATCGAATGGCCGACCATGGTTGTCGATCGGGCCGGAACCCGGATGACTGTCAGTCCGGTCTGGGATCGCTTTCACCTTCGGGCCATGGGCTATCACATGATCCGCCGGCAGCCGCCGGATCTAGACTATGGCGATCGAACTTAAAGGTTCGCGGTATTTAACGAAGGACAATGAACCGCTCGCCGAGTTCATCACTACCCGCCTTCGCTACCTTGATTTCGTTGAGACGCTGGACTTCTACGCGAGCATCGAGCCTGCCCTCGACGACAAGGGGCGGGCGCTGCTCAATGTGAATGACCGCTTCTACCTTCTGACCGTCACGCTGCACCGGCAGGATGCTTGGCATCCTTGGTTGTTCGAGCGCTGCCGGGAGGTCGAGGCGGCGCCGGACGACTATCTCGATCTGTGGGCGCGTGGCCACTACAAAAGTTCCATCGGCACATTCGCCGGCATCATCCAGGAAGTGCTGATCGATCCCGAGATCACGATCGCTATCCTGTCGGGCACCAACAAGGTCGCGCTGCCGTTTCTGGCGCAGATCCAGCAAGAATTCGAGAACAACGACGACCTGAAGCGGATCCACGCTGACGTGCTGTGGCAGGAGCCGCGCAAGGAGGCCCCGCTTTGGGCGCGCGACAAGGGCATCACGGTCAAGCGCCACGGCAACCCGAAGGAAGCCACCATCGAGGCGTTCGGCGTCATCGACGGCATGCGGACCGGCAAGCATTACGATCTGCTCGACTTCGACGACCTGATCGACGAGTCGATGGTCGACAACCCCGATATCGTCAAGAAGGTGACGCAGCGGTGGGAGTTGGCCGGCAATCTTGGGCGCCACACCAAGAAGACGCGGAAGTGGCACTGGGGCACGCGCTATTCGTATGCTGACACCTATGGCGTGATCCTCGATCGGGCCATCTTGCAGGAGCGCCGCTATCCGGCGACCGAAGACGGCACGTTGAAAGGCGTTCCGGTTCTGATGCGGCCGGAAGAGTGGGAGAAGGTCAAGCTGGCGCAGCGGTCGACCGTCGCAGCCCAGATGCTCCTTAACCCGCTCGCCGGCAACGAGAGCACGTTCACGACGCTGACGTTCAAGCATTACGACGTCATCCCGGCGATCATGAACGTCTACATCATGATCGACCCATCGAAGGGCAAGTCGAAGCGCTCCGATCGCACCGGCATTGCGGTGATCGGGGTCGACGTCGGCGGCAACAAGTATCTGCTCGATGGCTACTGCCACCGCATGAACCTGTCGCGCCGATGGGAACTGATCAAGCTGTTGAAGAAGAAATGGTCTGACCACACCGGCGTCGCGCTGGTTCGTGTCGGCTATGAGCAATACGGCATGCAGGTCGACCTTGAAGTGCTCAAGGAGACCATGGACCGCGAAAAGAATCACTTCGAGATCGAGGAACTGAATACCACGCGGGACGGCACGCACTCCAAGAACGATCGCATCTCGCGATTGGAGCCGGACTTCAACCGCGGTGCCTTCTACTTGCCGGCCGTGATTTACCATCCGGAGTACGGCGGTGGCCTAGCCAACCAAGCCCTGTGGGATGTTTGGACGGAAGAAGATGTCAAGCGGATGGAAGCCGGAAGCCAAAAGGACATCCCGGCCGTCGGCACCATCGTCTATCGGCCCATGCAGGGCCCGACCAAGCAGCAGCGTTACTGCCAGGCCACGATGCAGACCTTCCGTATTGTCACCGCACTCAAGCGGATCAATGAGGACGGCGATATGTACGATCTCACGCGCGCCTTCATCGAGGAGGCCCGCCTTCACCCCTTCGCGCCGCACGACGATCTGATCGATGCGGTTTCGCGCGTTTACGATATGGAGCCAAAGATACCGATGCCGTTCGAATCCGTCCGCGCCGATCCCCAAACCTACGCGGATTCATAGTGCTATCTAGAAACGCGAGGTCGGTCGCGCAGAGCGGGCAGACTTTCTATGGCGTCTTCAACAAAGCCCACTTCGCAGATGGGCTTTTGCATCCGCACACGTCCAACGACGGCTTAGAGTGGGAGCCGGTTAGCGGCTACGTGCCATATACGCCAGTCGGGCCCATGATGGGCTGCCCGACGCTGCTAAAGCACAACGGCGTCACTTACGTCGCCGGCTCGCGTGGTGTCGATTTCAGTTGGAGCGGAACGAGCATAGAGATTGCGTCCACCACGGACGGCAAAAATATTTCGTTCGTCTCGACGCTGGATTTCCCGAGCATTGTCTCAGGAGGCAGTCAGCCACAGGTCTGGACGGAAAGCTTCTTCAAGGATTCGAACGGAGACGTTTATCTAGGACTGCTCGCATGTCCTAACGGGGTCACGCCGCCCTACACAACCTATCTGGTGAAATTGACCAGTGACTTGACGGCTACGGCCGGAAGCCCCGTGGCGATTACGGGCTCTGGACTGCCGAGCGGCTTTTTCAACGTGGTGTTCGCCAAGATCGGCTCCACCTACGTGATGTTCTACAAAAACGAGAACGGCGGCAGCTACCCGAAATATCTGGAAGTTGCAACGAGTTCATCGCTGTTGTCCGGTTACACGCCTCTGCACACCGGGGACTGGGCGGGGTGGGGCTCGCCGGTAGAGGCGCCGGTGTTGCGCCAAATCGGAAACGAATGGTGGATGTGGATCGATTACGAAGGCGCGGCCTACAAACTCACCAAGAACGTTTCAGGCGATCCGACCAACACTTCATGGTCCGCTCCCGCCACCTGTAGCGCCACGTTCGGCACGCAGCAGCACGGATCGACTGTCCTCAATCCGTTTGGGCCGCTCTAATGGCGATAGCATTTAACGCCGGAACGGACGGTGGTGCCACCGCTACGACTTCGAGCGTGACGTTTTCGCATACGTGCGGATCGGGCAGTAATCGGATGCTGTGGCTTTCCCTAGCGGGCAATGCGGCCTCCGATATTATCACAGGCGCTACCTATGGCGGTGTTGCAACGACGCTGGTTGGGAAGCAGTTGCCCGATCCGTCCGGGTCGCGTTGGCAATATCTTTTTGGTCTGATTGCACCCGCGACTGGCGCAAATAACGTCGTTATCTCGGCGTCTGGAACGTGCGACTTCATCATCGCAGTCTCCGCTGATTACTCAGGCGTCTATCAAAGTTTGCAGCCGGATGCTTCGGCCGTCAACCAATTGGCGGCGGGGAGCACCTCTCTAACGTCGTCAGTCACAACGGTTGCCGACAATGATTGGGTGGTGCTCGGTCATCAGGGCTACTTCTCAAATCAGGCACCATCAGCAGGGACGGGCGCAACGCGCCGTATTTACGACGCTACCTTTGGCGCTGTTGCGATATTTGACAGCGGTGGTGTCGTTCATCCCGCCGGCTCGTACAGCATGACGACTTCGTATGCGGGCACGGCTAGTCCCTTTGGTCATCTCTTGGCTGCGATGAAACCAGATACCTATACGCCGCCGGGCGGTTTTATCCCTGCATGGGCGAGGAACTCTAATCTTCCAGTCATTGGAACGGGCACTATCTGATGTATCGAAAAAACACTTCTGGGCAATTTATCTGCGTCCAGTTGCTTTTGACAGCAACGGGCGCGGTTGCCACGGGACTTTCACCGGCAGCACGACGCTGTATTGACGGAACGTTCGCGGCCGGTGGCGGCTCGTTCACGGAAGATGGTTCGACCGGATCTTACAAATATGCCTTGGCCCAGGCCGACACCAACGGCAACGACATCTCGATTATCGTGACCGCAACGGGCGCGATGCCGGTTTGCGTGAACTTCGTCACCACGGCGGCCGATCCAACTGATGGCGTCAGGCTTGGCCTTACGGCGCTCCCGAACGCCGCAGCAAGCGCGGTTGGCGGCCTCCCGGTTGCGGTCGATACCAGCGGGCGCGTTGACGTGCTCAAGATCAACGGCACGTCGCAGACAGCGCGCGACCTCGGCGCCAGCGTCATTACGGCATCGGGCACGGTGACGACCGTTACCAATCAGTTGACAGCGGCGCAGATTGCCACGGGCGTATGGCAGGACACGACGGCCGGCGACTTCACGACAGCCCTTAGCGTTGGCAAGTCGATCATGAACGGCGTTTCGCTGGGCACTGGTCTTACCGTGAACGATATTACGACCAAGACCGGCTACTCGCTTTCGGGCACCCAGACATTCAACGTCACCGGCAACATCACGGGCAACCTCTCGGGGACGGTTGGCAGCGTCACCGGCGCGGTGGGCAGTGTGACGGGTGCGGTGGGTTCGGTAACTGGTGCAGTCGGCAGCGTCACTGCGGCGGTTGCGATCACATCGAACGTTAAGAAAAATCAGGCGCTTGCAGGCTACGCCTTCCTGATGACGGACAGCACCACGCACGCGCCAAAGACTGGCCTCACGGTTGCAGTTTCGATCTCGAAGGACAAGGGCGCATTCGCTACCGCCACCAACAGCCCGGCGACTGAAACCGCCAACGGCTGGTACTGGGTCGATTTTACCCAGACCGAAATGAACGCCAACAACATTGCGATTCGCTTTACAGCGACCGGCGCGGATGATGGTGGCGACGATCTGATCACGCAGCCGTAATGTGGTCTTGCGTATGAGGAGATCCGGGCAAAATCCCGTAATCAACAGGCTACGGTACGGGTTCGAGGTACACGGTAATCTAGGCGCTCAACTCGTCGCGTCTCAAACGCTCGCCACGGTAACGCAGGCAGCGACGCTTACTGATCCGGTCGCGCTGGTATCGAGCGTCACACTCGCCACTGTCTCGCAGACCGCAACGCTGATCGAGAAGGCGGCGGTCACATCCTCGGTGACGCTGGCCACAGTCTCGCAAACCGCCGCGTTCCTTAACGGGGGCGTTGTCCATCTGATGCAGTCGAGCACGCAGACGGACGGGGTTTCGCAAACGACCACGTTTACGGCGCCGCGGGTTATCCGGCCGCGCTATCTGCCGCCGACCAAGGTCAAGACGCTTCAGATCCCGTGGAAGGTCATGGTTCTGCGCGCTGATCCGGGCTTCGAGGCCGGGAAGCGCAAGGAGCCGTTTTACGAGTTCTCGAACGGCAGGACGTTCAACGAAGACACCGCACATCAGGGTCCGTATTCCACGGACCCTAACGTCAGCTAACATCAGAAAGCACCACCACCATGGCGCAGACGACGCTTTCGGGCCCTCTCAACAACGCAGTGCCGTTCAATACCGGCGATGGCGGAGAAAACGGCCAGCATCCCAAAGAGATTATCGATGCTCTAAATACGATGCTGACCGAGCTATATGCGAGCGACACCGCAGCAGCACTGGCGTTGACGACCCAATCCGCCATCAAATTTGTTAATGTTACGATCACTACGGCGCAGTTGAAGGCATTGAACGCCACGCCGCAGACAATTCTGGCGGCGCCCGGCGCCAATCTGGCCAATGTCATCGATAGCATCGTCGCCTACAAGGCCGCCGGCACTGCCTATGCGGGCATTGCCGGCGGCGAGGACCTGTCCGTCAAATACACGGACGCATCTGGCCTTGAAGTGCTGGAGATCGAAACCACCGGGTTCCTCGATCAGACCACGGCGCAGACGCGCTACGCCTCATCCTTTGCCGCGGCGTCGGGCATTTCTTCGATCACGCCGGTTGCGAATGCAGCGATGGTCATGATGCTGCTCTCCGGTGAAATCACCACCGGCGACAGCGATCTGAAACTTCGTGTGTACTACCGCACGGTTCCGACCACGCTATGACCACCGACATCTCCGACAAGCCGACCACGACGGACGTCAATGTTCTCGATGCGCCGTCCGGATCGAGCGACATGGTGGTGGTGTCTCAATACACGCCGCGGCTCGATGGGCTGTTCGATAATTTCAAAGAAGCCGATATGGCGTGTGCGCATTGGCTGGCTGCGATCTTGACAAAAGAATTCTTCGGCTACGAGTGGAAGACCGAGGCAGATCTGTATCAGGGCGTGGTGGCGTTTAGCATCCCCGAACTCATGGGTGCCACCATGAAATGCGCGATCAACCTGCGCCGGACCGTTCTGAGCGAGAAACTGGTTCGTGACCTTGCCGGGGAATTGCTCGAACGCATGGGCCTGCCGCGTGGTCAGGTTGAGATGGCCATGGCCGTCGCCGCTCGCAAACGGCTGCACACCTTTGACTTTGCCGATGTCGGCAAGAAACGGCCCGCATAGTGCCCAATTTGCGAACGCAACCGTCCGGCGAGGATGGTGTAACCAATCCGCGCGCCGCGTCTGGCGAGATCGACGAACTCGAAAATGCCGCTCAGACAGCCACGGAAGGCGACACTGACGCCGACGGTGATGATGAGTTCAACGAGAAGCCGAGCAATGACGAATTCCTGCAAATGGTGCGGGAAGCCGACCAGCAGGGCCTCTATTACTCCAATCAGGTAAATCGCCGCTCGTGGGAGCGCGTCTATCGCGCATACCACCAGGAGCATTTTACCGGGTCGAAATACACGAGCGACGACTACAAGAACCGCTCAAAGCTGTTCATCCCGAAGACCCGCGCGGCAATCGAGAAGGATTTGGCCGCGGTCGCGGCCTCCCTGTTTGGATCGCTGGATGCCGTCAGTTGCATGCCCGGCAACGAGGGCGACGCGAAGCAGCGCGCATCGGCCTCGGTCCTTCAGGAGCTCGTGAACTACCGCACCGACGGGTCGCGCGGTAGTCGCGCGGCGATTCCGTGGTTTCACGTCGCGATGGGCGCCCGGCAGACCTCGAAGCTGACCGGCGTGTGCCTGTCGAAGCAGTCATGGAAACTGGAGCTCAAGCGCGAAGGTTCCGAAACCTTCACCGACGAGGAGGACGGCGAGGAAAAAGAGCGCGACGTTTGGAAGCCTTGGATCGATCGGCCCGACGTTCAACTGATCCCGCCGGAGAACTACGTCATCGATCCGGCGGCTGACTGGACCAATCCGGCGCAGGATGCGGCGTATATCCTGATCAAATGGCCGATGCGGATCGACGAAATCCGCAGGAAGCAGAAGGATCCGCGCAATCCCTGGAAGGCGGTCGACGAGAATATTCTGAAATCGGCCGGCGAGGGCGCGCGGATGGAAGCCGCGGCGATCCGCCGGGCCCGCGAACAGGGGCTCGACCGCTACGACGAGAGCCAGACCGGGCCAAACTTCGACATCATCTGGGTGTGGGAGACGTATCTGAGGACCGCCGGCGAGGACTGGACCTTCATCTCTGTCGGCGACAAGCACATGCTGACGGACCCGAAGCCGGTCTCCGAGGTGTATCCGGAACAGTTCGGCGAGCGTCCTCTGGCAATGGGCTATGGCGCCTTCGAGGCGTTCCGCATCTTCCCTATGTCGTCGGCCGAAAGCTGGCAGATGCTCCAGCAGGAGACCAACGATCTCCGTAACTTATCGCTGGATGCCATCAAGCAGAACGTCATGCCGGTCAGCAAGGTGGTCCGCGGCAAGAACGTCGACCTCGACCAGTTGAAGCGGCGCGGTCAGGGCACATCGATCATGGTGTCCGACAAGGACGACGTGACATGGGAGAAGGTCCCTGACATCTCCGGTAGCGTCATGCAGATGGCGCAGTCGATGAACGTCGAGTTCGACGACATCGCAGGCCAGCAGAATTACGGCACGGTGCAGGACAACAATCAGCTCGGCAAGACGCTGGGCGGGCTGAAACTGGCCGCCGGCGCCGCCAATGCGGTCCAAGAGTTCAATATCCGCATCTGGATCGAGACCTGGTGCGAGCGGGTTCTGTCGCAAATCGTCCGCCTTGAGCAGTATTACGAGTCCGATCCGATCGTCCTTGGCATTGCCGGCGACCGCGCGCAACTGCTCACCAAGTACGGCGTCGACGAAATCGACAACGAGTTGTTGGAAAACACGGTCACGATCCGGGTGAACATCGGCCTCGGCGCCGGCGATCCGCAGCAGCGGTTGGCCAAGTTTCAAAGCGCGACGCAAATCTTCCTTCCGCTCGCACAAGCGTCGAAGGAATTCCAGAGCGGTGAAAAGTCGATTGATATCGAAGCGATCATGCAGGAAATTTACGGCGGCGCGGGATATCGCGACGGCGGCAAGCGCTTCATCAAGACTGGTCCGCCCGCCCCGAACCCGATGCAGCAACCGCAGTTGGATAAACTGATCTCGGAGACCGACAAGAACAAGGCGCTCGCCAAGAAGGCGATCATCGACGCCATGTCCGGCGCCGCAAAGGTCGGACTGTCGCTCGAAGCGCTCAAGGCGGAAACCGCCGACAACGAGTTCTGGCAGCATCTCGAACATCTCGACCAAGCTGGACGCGCGCTCGATTTGGGCCACAAGCACGGCCTGGCGATCTCCGCCCCCAAGGCTTTGCCCGGCGCTGGTGCGGTCCCTCCGGGCCCTGCTCCGGGCGAGGGAGCCGCCCCGCCGTCTGCGCCGAACAACGCTGGCGGCGGGGACGGTCTCATTGCTCCAAACAATGTCGGAGCAGGGAATGCAGGCGTCTCGCCGGCGGACCTCGGCAGACACGGAATCCCGGCGGCCGACGCCGGCCAGCAGCATTTGCAGGATCAAGCGGCCGAACAGCACGCGATCCAGCAGTCTTTGAAGAAGCCGACCAAACGCAAAATCACCATCGCAAAGCGCGGGCCCGACGGTCGCGCCAGCGAATTCCACGTCACAGAGGAATAGGACATGACGGACATTCTCCCGACCTACCAGATGCCGGCAATCGAGATGTCGCGCGCGGAGTTCAAAAAGCTGCCGAAGCGCGACTGGATCAGCGGCAAGCATGATCCCGATCAGCTTTACCGGACACTCAACGGGTATCCGAACGACGTTTTCAAGTGGGTTCCTATCGAGTCACCGGATGCCGCCGGCGAATGGCATCGCGCCCCCGTCACCTTCAAATAAGGAAGCAAATCTATGAGCGTGCAATTCTCAGTTGCGGTAAGAAACAGCCGTTTAGACGCGATAGAAACCTCTATCGGCACCAGCGCCGTCGTCAAAATCCGCACCGGCTCGGCACCCGCAACCTGCGCCACCGCCGATTCCGGAACGGTGCTGGCGACCTTTTCGCTGGCATCAGACTGGGCTGGCGCGGCCTCGGCTGGAGCCAAGTCATTCAGCAGCACGCCGATCTCGGCGACCGCGAGCAACACCGGCACCGCTGCGCATTATCGCATCTATGCCTCTGACGGCACCACATGCGGATCGCAGGGCACCATAACGGCGACCGGCGGCGGCGGCGACGCCACGATCGACAACACCGCGATCAACTCCGGCCAGACCGTCAATATCACCGGCTGGACGATCACGGACGGAAACGCCTAAACCATGGCGGCGACATTCCTCTACAATATGGCGCGGATGACCGTTACGGGCACGCCCGGCACGGGAACAATCACGCTTAATGCGGCGGTGTCGTCGTTCCTGACGTTTGCGCAGGCAGGCGTACCCGACGGAACCCGCGTTGCCTACACGATCGAGGACGGCGCCAATCGAGAGAAGGGCGAGGGCGTCTACACCTCGTCAGGTACGACGCTCACGCGCGCGACGATCCGCAATTCGACCAATAGCAATGCGGCTATCTCGGCCACGAGTGCGGCACAGGTTCTCATCGATCCGGCAGCGACCGACATCCTCAACAAGACCGGCGACACGATGACCGGCAAACTGACGACGCTTGCAACAGCCACGGGCGCGGCGGGTTTCAATGTCCCTCACGGTACTGCGCCGACATCGCCGGTCGACGGAGATGTGTGGACCACGAGCGCTGGAGGGCTTTATGCGCGCATCAACGGCGTGACGGTCGGCCCCTATGCGGCTGGCAGCGCATCTTTTTCGCAAGTTCAAACCTCTGGTTCCATATCCGGCGGCACAACGAACGTTGTCTTTACGAGTATCAATAGCGAAGATATCAAAGTCGTTTTCAATAACGTCGCAACGTCAGGCAGCACAACAGCCCAGATTTCAATCTCCATTGATAACGGGTCCACCTACACGACGACTCCCATTAGTTTTGTAACAGCGGGTATCCTTAATACCGGCGGCGCTTACGGCAACGCTACATTTTCTGGTTTGAAGGCCGGCTGGGTTCAGGGGCTTGTTGGGGGTATGACAACGGTAGTTGGCAAGGATGGAGGGCTGTCCGGAGGAGTGGTCCTTACATTCAACGCAGGCGCACAGGTCAACGCCATCAAGATAACCCTGACAGGTGGCGCGACATTCTCAAGCGGCACAATTCTCCTATTTGGCCGCGGATAAAAATCTAAAGTGCTCGGCCATGGAGCAATAGGCCAGTTCGCACTCGGCCAAGGCGTCTACGTTGATACGGTAAGCGCAGCCCAAACGCTCGCGACAGTCACGCAGGCGTCAACGATCACGGTGCTGGAGAAGATCGCATCTGCGGTCACGCTCGACACCGTAACGCAGTCAGTTAATATTCTCGGCGGCGGCGCAGTCAGCGCGAGCCAGTTCCTCGACGGCTGCACGCAGACAGCGATCGTCACGAGCGACATGTCTGTTTTGAGCGCGCAAACGTTGGCAGACGTTTCGCAGACGGCAACGATAACTGAAACGATTGCAGTGACGTCCGGCGCGACGCTGGCGACAATCTCGCAGGCGGCGACCATCACTGCGGTTGCATCGGTAGTCTCTACCGCGACGTTGGGCACGGTTTCGCAAACCGTGACGATGACGGTACTGAGCGGATTTCTTTCAAGCGGGGCGCTTGCCAGCGTTAGTCAGGCCGCGACGTTTGTTGCTGGTGCAGCGTTCTCGGCAAACCAGACACTCAACTCCGTCATCACGATCACGCCGTGGCATCTGAGTTTTGGTGGTGCGAGCGGTAGCGCTGGAAGTGCGGGAGATGCTGGCAATCCAGCGCTCCGCAACAAGCGTCTCAAGACCGGGCTAGAGCGGGTGGTCAAGACACCACCGGCGCCGATCGAACCGCCAGAGTTTCGCGTACCGCTGCCGGCACCAGAGTTCATCAGGACGCAGCCGACGATTGCCTACCGGCATTCATCGCCGATGGACCTGATCGACCCAAGGCTGATGCCGACCAACCTGCTCGACCTGCAACGCGAAATCCAGCAGGCGCAGGACGAGTCCGACATCGCCGCCCTCGAACAGTTCCTCGACAGCATCGAGAGTTAGACATTGAAAGACCCAGTATCCGAATTGTCGGAGAAAGCGCTGATCACGCTTTCAGCCGATCTCCAGGTGCAACTCGAAAAAGGTACGGCCTATCGCCCCGTGCTGTGGATGCTCTCGGCATCGCGCAAGCGGGCGATGAACGCGGTCACGATGATGGTGAACGTCAACCCGTCAGACTCGGACGCGGTTCGCCAGATCCAAAACGAGATCAAACTTTATCTCGATCAGATCGAAGCCTGCAAGACGCTGTTGGAGCGCGGCAAGCTCGCCGACCAGAAGATCAGCGAAGAATCACGAGACGAACTTAGCCAGATCGTCATGAGCGAGGACGACGCCCGCATGTACGGGCAACCCAACCAAGGATATGACGCATGACCGTTGTTAACGAGATCACACCGGAGATGGAAGCCGCCGAGCAGGAGCGGCAGAACGAGATCGACGCGCTGACCGGAGTGGAAGATACGGGGCATGAGCGCTCGCAGGATCAGCAACTCTCCGACGAAGAACCCAATATTCCCGAGCAGCCCGCGGCAAAGAAGATCCAGCAATCCCCGGCCGATGCCGAGCGCGAGCGGATCGCCAATCGTTTCAAGCGCGGCCCGGAAGACGAGAAGCCGTTCGACGGCGACATGACCAACGAGGAGAACCTATACGGCACGTTCGCCCAGCAGGACCTCGAACCCGATCCGGACGCACCGGAGCCGGGCGTGCCCCATGTGCAGCAGGCCGAAGCGCCAGCGCCAAAAATGGTCACGCTGAAGATTCGCGGCAAAGACGTCACCATGACCGAGGCGGAAGTTCTTGCCCGCGCGGCCAAGGTCGACGCTGCCGATTCATACCTCGAAGAAGCTCGCGAGCTTCTGAGCGAGGCTAAACGAGTAAAGGCCGAGCGTGCTGGCCGGGACCCTCAACACCCCGAGGGGCGATCAAGCACGCAAGACGACGGACAGGATATTGACCCCCTCAGTGATCCACAACACCCCGTGGATGACATCGAGGCTGTGGTTGAAAAAATCCAGTTCGGCGACCCGAAGGAGGCTGCACGCGATCTCCGGCAAGTCATTGCCACGGAGTCCCAACGGCAGGCTAACGAAGGCCATCTGCAACGGCTGGTCAGTAACGACCTCGCTATCGCACAGAAGGCACTCGCCGACTTCACGGCCGCAAACCCTCACATTGCGAATGACCCCGATGCTTCTGTGATGATGGAAAACCGCATCTACAGCATCTATCGCGACGAAATCGCAAAGCTGGGGGTCGATGAAGCGAAGATCCCGAAAGACCCGAGATCACTTGCCGATTGGCACCGCTGGTATCGGATTCATGGGGACAACGTGTCCAAGCCTGCCGATCTGCTTATTCAAGCAGGGAAGCATGTCGAGAGCAGGTTGTTCGCTTCAACCACCAAGCAAGCTGCAAAGCCAAAGGTCGCCGGCCGCGTCGAAGTCAACGTCGACCGGACCGAACGCCGCGCAGCTATCCCAAATCAACCCACTCGCGCCGTCGCTCCGCGACGCGACGCCGTAGCAGCGCCCGTTCAAAACCCGCGATCTGCTGCCGTCGCCGAAATGCGGAAGGCACGCGGTCAGTCTGTCTGATCGCGCTGAGCGCATCACCTCAGAAGGAATATCACTATGACCGGCCAAGTCTGGGCGGTTGCTACCGAAGGCGGCTATCTCTACAGCGACGAGCTGTCGACCTATCTCCGCAAGCAGGTGCAGCCCCTCACCAAGTTCCGCCAGTTGTGCGACGCCAAGGACGGCACTGAAAAGGGCCTCAACCGCGGCGATAAGTTCAACTGGAACGTCTATTCGAACGTCGGCACCCAGGGTCGCCGGCTGTCGGAAAATACGACGATGCCTGAGACCGGCTTCACTGTACTCCAGCATCAGCTTACTGTGAACGAAGCAGGCAACTCGGTTCATTAAGGGAGCCGCTTCTTTTTTGTGTGTCCTTTATGCTCCAGCCAATGACACGGCCGGCATAAAGTTTCTACGTTCTCATCATCAAATATCCGGCCTCTGTTTTTCTTGACCGGTTCAATGTGATGAACGTGATGCATCGTTGGATCAGCATCGTTCCACGGAAGACCGCACTTAGTACACTTTCTTCCGTCGCGATCGAGAATAGCATCTCGAAATTTGCCCCATACTTTGCTTGCGAAGCGACTTCGGCGTCTATGTCCGAATTTGTTTGAGAACTCTACGTGATCGAAAGACGGATCAAACCAATCTGGATTTTGATCTTCGCGCCAATTCCAGTGTTCGTTTCCGTCCTGGAATCCCATGCGCTCAAGCGACGGATGATCGCCCTTCTTCTTTCCTGCATTCCACGCCGGCATTTTGCCGGTTTGAGTTTTGCGGCAATTGGGGTGATGGCCGCGCTTGTATTCTGGAATGAACAGATCACCCCCACCTTTGGGGTATTTGGCAAAAGCAAGGAATCGCTGACCGCACCCGCACTTGCAGGTTACGGAATAGCGTTCTCCGAACTTAATTTCTGGAATAAGCATATGGCGTTAGTAGCACGATACACACAGGAAAGCAAGAAAACCGCGTGAAACGGGGAAACTCTCTCTGAGACAATCCCGTAGGAAGCCGCCGAGGGCCTTTGGTTCGGCGGAACCTCTAACGACTAGGCAGTGAGTCCCAACAATAATCTGCCCACGAGCGCGCGGCGCGAAAGCGAAAAGATAGTCTGACCTCACGGGCGACCGTGAGAATGCTGCGGATAAAGAGCCGCAGTGAAGAACAAGTGTCCCTACACCGGCAAGCTCTCTGCCCTCGCCAAGCAGGACGTCATCGCGATCATCGACCAGACCTTGAAGGACGATGCCCGCAAATACTTCGACATCGAGGCTTACTTGCAGTTCAAGTCGACCCCGCTCCGGTTCGCGCCGGCCTCGGGCAACTCCGCGACTGCGATCACTCTCGATACCACGGTCCAGTGCACGACCACCAACAACCTCGCGCTGGGCACCGGTCACATCAAGGCGATCGGCGACACCATGAAAGAGCGAAATATTGCTCCGTATATCATGGACGATTACGTTTCGATCTCCCACCCGTCGACGTATCGCGGCTTCAAAAATTCTTTGGAGACGCTTCATCAATACACGGAAACCGGCATCGCCCATATTTTTAACGGCGAAATCGGAAGGTACGAGAGTTTCCGCTTCGTCGAGCAGACCTTCATCCCGAAGGGCGGCGCCTATGACTCGACCACCTACGATCCGTGGAGCGGCACTGCCGACGCCTGGAACAATGCCCTCTCGTCTTGGGCATTCATGATGGGCGCCGACACCGTGGCCGAAGCGGTCTGCGTTCCGGAAGAAGTTCGGGCGAAGATCCCCGGCGACTTCGGCCGTTCGCGCGGCATCGCTTGGTACTACCTGGGTAAACAAATCTGCCCCGTCGTCGCGGAAGCGGCGAATGATAACATCGTGAACTCAGAGGAAGTCCTCGCGGCTTAATGCCGTCGCAAGGATTATTCTGATCCAAGCCTCCTGAAAGGGAGGAAGGAGCAACGACCATCCCTGAGAGGGGAGTAGGGCCAAGTGGCCCGAAGCGCGATGCACCTGACGGCTAAGACGCCAAGGTGATGATATGGTCTGAACTCACAGGTAACTGTGAGCAGTTTTGCTTCCTTCTGGAAGTTGGTAATAGACCGTGGCATACTGTAGTCATGGAAAACATCATCTTACAGAGGTTTAACGCCAAGTGGCGCTTAGACAAAAGGTCTGGTTGCTGGAACTGGACTGCATCGACGGCCGGAAAAGGCTACGGGCAGTTTAGAATTCCCGGCACTCGGAAAAACATCTATGCGCACCGATTGTCCTACGAGATACACAAGGGTCCGATCCCGGAAGGGATTTTGGTTCTTCACTCCTGTGATAACCCCCGATGTGTGAACCCCGATCATCTCTCTCTTGGAGATAGCGGCGACAATCTCAAGGACATGGCAGCGAAGGGACGGCATCTGTTCGGAGAGCTAAACGCGCAAGCGAAGCTCACCGGGCGAAAAGTTCATGCCATCCACGACGCTGCGGCAAGAGGATCAACGCAAAAGCAAATCGCTGAAAGGTTCGGAGTTGGTCAAATGACCATCTGCCGGATACTTCGCGGCGAGCGCTGGCGTCACATCTTCGAAGCAAGACGGCGAGAGAAGTAACGCACTCTCGTGAACATGATTGGGATTCGGCATCGTCCACCCGGATGCGACCAACGCCCGCATCTGCATGTGGGACTCCGCGGCTTGATGCGTATCAATATGTGAGGCGAGCACATGCCCGCTTCACGTCCAACCGAAATCCGCTTTGCGGAAAAGTATCGCGTCAACCTGAATACGGGCTGCTGGGATTGGACCGGCTCAAAGTCTCGCGGATATGGATACATCCGCGAGGCGCGAGGCGGGATGCTTCTGGCCCACAAGTTCTCCTATGAACATCACATTGCTTGCGTTCCGGCGGGTAAAATCGTTCGGCACTCTTGCAACAACAGCGTTTGTGTAAATCCAGATCATCTTCGGATCGGGACGCATGCAGACAACATGATTGATATGGCGATGGCCGGAACCCGAAAGGGGAAAAGCGGCGAGCGCACGTATCTATCAGATGATCAGCGGGAACTTGTTGTTGATGATCTTGGTAACGGGAAAACCGTTTCCGAGGTTGCTCGTGCGTATCAGGTCGACCGCAAAACCATCCGCAATATTCGCAACACCTATTGGGTCTGAAAGGACACCACTAAAATGAGCTACGATATCCCGTCTCTGAGGGAGGTTTACTACCTTCCTTCCAGCGCGTATGGCGCGACTACCGCGTCCAAGACCATCATGGGTCCGAAAGGCAAGAAGGGCATTGTCACCGACATTGTTGTTCTGCTTTCAGCGGACAACGTTGGCACCACCACGGTCCCGGAGGTCACTGTCGGTTCGGCTGCGGGTCTTGTCGAGTATGCCCGCTTCCGTCTCGGCACCACTGCGACGGCCGGTTATGCCGCAGCCAATACACCGTTCCGCGCTCGCGCGCTGACGGCAACGGCGCAGGGCAACACCGGCGGCGTTGTGCCGACGTTGGTCGATTTCGCGGGGCACGTTCTCCTCGAAACCGCATCGATCCCGGCGGACACCGCGATCGTCATCAGCGGCAAGGCTGGCGTCGGCGGCACTCCCGCCGGCACCTTTGAAGCCTACGTTCACGTCCGTTGGGACTAACGACATCGCTCGGCGGCGCTTCGGCGCCGCCGCCTGCACTCTGACAAGGGTCTCCCAATGTCTGGTTTCTTCCCCTACGGCGGTTACTACAGTGGCAATGGCCACGCCCGCCGAAACGAGCCGGTGTGCGTTCCTGCCAGCAACCCGTTGCCTGCCAATAAAATGGCTTGCGACACGGGAAATGCTGGTGCGGACGGTTACACCGTGCTTTCCCGCGCAGATCGCGACAGCGATATGCGTCCAATCGCGGGCACTTCCGAACCGGAAGGTCCCCGCATGAGCGAGGATAATTGATATGGCAAGTGGCGAAAAGTCTGGCGGCGTCTTTACCGGCAATTCGACCGGCAAAGGCGCTTCGGCTGGCGTGAAGATCGAGAACAAGTCGGGCATGAAGATGGTTTCTTCGTACCCGCAGGACAACGTGCATGGCGTTGATCTTCCCAATACGATGGGCGGATCGATGGCCGGCAGCGACACCAACCTCAGCCATTCGTTGAAGGGCGCCAGCGCCGTTCAGCGCGGGTCGGGCGGTGGCGGCAAGACCGAGCGGTCGGGCATCTAATTCATGTCCGAATCGAAAGTGCGTATGGACCGTGGCAAGGTTTTCGCCACGGTCCATGGTGAACGGGCGCCGGGCGATAGGCATGCGGCTGTTCATTATTTCCAGGATGGGCTTCCGTTTGATGTCGGCGGCTACCTGATCCCCGATCACCCCGACCTGATGGGCGACGACCCCAAGGCGAAGAAGTTGCGCGAGCTTGCCGAGCGCAAGATCAAGAGGGCGGAAAAGGCGGCAAAGGAAAAGCCCGCAGCCAAGTCCGACGATGACGCTGATGGCGAAGATGCCGAAGCTGAATCGGACGATAGAGATGAGGAAGTCAACCTCGAAGCATGGGCTCGCGGCGAAAAAGATTATCAATGGCTCGACATCACCCAGACCATCGCGCGCCGCTACAACAAGCGCGTGAAGGACAAGGAAGCCGCCCTTGATCTATTGATCGAGGAGAAGGTCGTTACGGTGGACGATCTTCCGCCTCACTTCCGAAAACTGATCAAGTAACATGGCGATGACCTACACGACCCTCGTCGGGACAAAAACCGACGCGGGTTCGATCATGAACTGGTCGAACTACACCAAGCTCGACGCGGCCACGGTTTTAGACGAGGCCCAAAGCCTTCTCTACTCCGTGCTGCGCGTGCGGGAGATGAGGACTGAGTGGGTCTTCGGCATGGTTGTGGGACAGTCGGAGATCCCATTGCCGGCGCGGTTTCTCGATCCGATCGGGAAGCTGTACGATATCACGAACAGCTACCCCTACGACCACCGCATCGAGACTGATATTCAGGCTTATCGGTCTTACGATACCTCGCTCGGTGGAACGCTCGGAGCCAATCCGTTCACGACGGCCTCCGGCCTGACGACGGTCACGGTGCATTCCGTGGCGCATACGCTGACGCAGGGTTCCACGTTCACGGCAGCAGGAGCAACCGCAACCGGCGGGCTCACGCTAAATGGAACGTGGCCGGTCACAAGCATTACGGACGCGGACAATTTCGTGATCGACACGGTGGATACCGCGGCGACCTCGACCGCGACCGGCGGCGGGTCTGCGGTCACGTTTACCGCCAACCAGTTGATTTCCGGTTCTCCGTCGATCTGGACCATCTTCGATGAGAAGGTCAAGTTTGACGTCGCGTTCGAGACCGCAGCCCAATTCAAGCAATTGTATTACCGAGCGCCGACGCTGCTTTCGTCGACCAACACCTCGAACTGGCTGACCAACCGCTACCCGAAATTGATGCGGGTGGCCTGTCTTGCGGCTGCCGCCGAGTACATGAAGGACACCGAAGAGTATCAGAAGCAGATTCAGGCGCTCAATGCCTTGGCTCATTCCGTCGCAGTCGAGAATGACATGGGCTATCGCGGCATGGAATTCGGAACGGATACACCCTAATGGCGCTCGACACCCTATCGCCGATCCTTCAACTGACGCTGATGGCCACAGGCAACGATACCGATACCTGGGGCGGCATCATCAACAACAACTTCATTCTGAAGGTCGAGAACGCGATTGCTGGAAAGACCAGCCTCACCGTGACCGGCGGAACCACGGCGCTGACCACGGCGCAGCGGATGAATGGCGTCATCGACATTCGCGGGACGCTGACAAGCAACGTGCTGATCACGGACGCCTTCGGGTTTCCGATGCGTTGGGTCGTTTATAACGGCTGCACGCTTGGCGGGTTCACCGTCAGCATGTCGGCATCCTATGATGCCACGCCAGGAACTCCCGCCGTCATTTCAACCGGGCTGCATCTTGTTTATGGCGACGGCCAGCGCGCGGTTTTCGTGCTGTGAGTGACGACACGTTCTCTCCGCATTTTGGCTGGCGCTTGCAGGCGTACAACAACAACATCAACAACTGGATCAACCAACTCAATACCGTCGGCCGGCAGATGGAGATTGCGACGTCCGGCGGGCAACTCGGCACTGCTCGGTACGGCACGATTGACACTTCGCTTGCGAGCTACAGCGGTCTGATCGACTTTGCCAATTACACGCAACAGGACGGCGGGACGGCCTTGGCGCTGCTGTTCGATAGCACGGTTCCGGTGCACTACATCTACAACCGGTTTTTCAGTCTGGGCCTGACGATCCGCGTCGGACACGTTGATGCTTTTGCTGGCGATACGCTGCACGCCGGGTTGAACATCGTCTATATCGACGACAATAAAGTCACGCACATCCTTTAATGGCAAGCCTTCTCCCAATCCCGATCGCGCCTCCCGGCGGCGTGGTCAAGACGGAATCAGGACGTATTGCAGAGGGGCGGTTCACGGACAGCCTGAATATCCGCTTCGTGATGGGGACGGATGGCAAGGCGCGACCGCAGAAAAAAGGCGGATGGACGCGCGCGAGCACGGCGATCTCGACCGGCATCATCCGGTCGACCAAGGCGTGGCAGTCGCTCGCGGGCAATACGTTCTATGCGGCTGGCACCAACCAGCGGCTTTACGTCTACAACAGCCAGTTCGCCCAGACCGATATCACGCCGATTGAATCGTCTGGCACGCTCGGCACCAACCCGTTCACCACCACGAACGGGTCTAGCATCGTCACGGTGGCGCACAACGCGCACGGTCGAAACATCGGCGATGGCGTTTATTATCCGGGGTCGAGCACGGGCGGCGGCGTGACGGTTACAGGGGTCTATCCCATTACGTCGATCACGGCCAACACCTATACGTTCACGGCGACAACAGCGACCTCGGCGGCATCCTTCGGTACGGGCGCGGCCTACCAGTTCTTGGTGGCGAGCGGCGTCGACGTGGCGTCCTTTCCAACCGGCGTCGGCATCGGTGGCTGGGGCGTCGGCGCTTGGGGCGTCTCGCAAACTGCGACCGCGATCTTCAATGAACCGCGCATCTGGTCGCTGGATAATTTCGGCCAGATCTTGATTGCCTCCTACAATGGAGGGTCGATCTACACGTTTGATCCGTCCATTACGTTTGTGCGGGCTGCGAAAATCTCGACGGCCCCGACCGATTGCCGTTTTGCCTTCGTGACGCCGGAGCGCTATGTCATGGCGCTTCGAGCGGGCATGGTGCTCTCCTGGTGCAATCAGGGCGACTACACGGTCTGGACGCCAGCCGTTGGCAATACCGCGAACACGCGGACGCTGACCGACGGCAGCAAACTGATCGCCGGCAAGGTCCTTGGGCCTCGTTTGAATATGATCTGGTCTGACACGGCCTGCTACCTCAACCAGTGGACCGGCGACGCCTATGTCTATTCGACCGATCTGGTGGGTCGCAATTGCGGGCTAATTTCTCCGAACGCCG